ATGGCGAAACCGGTAAAGCGGTGCAATTGCCGCGACGCGAACGGCAAGCTGCTCGGCAAGCAATGCCCGCAGCTCGCCAAGCGAGATCACGGAGCCTGGTGGTATCGGTACGAAGCACCGCCCGCCGCCGACGGCAAGCGCCGGCGGCCCTGGGCGGGCCCGTACAGGACGAAGACCGAGGCCGAACAGGAAGGATCCAAGCTGGCCGCGAGCGTGGCCTCCGGTGCGCCGGCCCCGGACCGCAAGCTCAAGCTCGGCGCCTTCCTCCGCAACTGGATCAAGGGTAAGCAGCAGCTCAGCGAGCGCACCCGGAAGGGATACGCCGAGCACATCGACCTGTACCTCGAGCCCGGCCTCGGCCACGTGCCTCTGGCCGAGCTCCGCGAGCACCATCTGTCCGAGCTGTACGAGGCGATGGCACAGATCAACCGGCCCCTGGAGGGCGAGCCCAGCGAGATGCTGCGCCGCCTCCTGGCCGTCCGGGCGAGCGCCGCGTGGGATGGCGCCAAGCCCGGCCAGCTGCACATCAGCAAGCCGCTGTCGCCGGCGCGGATCCACCGCGTGCACGCGACCCTATCCAGTGCGCTGAGCAGCGCGATGCGGCAGAAGGCGGGCGGCATCTCGCACGACCCGTCGAAGAACATCGAGCTGCCGAAGGTGCGCAAGCGGCGGCCGCTGCTGTGGACGCCTGAGCGAGTGGCGAGCTGGCGCGCGCAGGTGGAGGCCGAGGCGGCCAAGCCGGCGGCCAAGCGGCAGCCCGTGCCGCGGCCGGGGCCGGTCATGGTGTGGACGCCGGCGCTCGTAGGGGAGTGGCTGGACCTGCTGGTGGAGTGGGACGTCAGGCTGTATCCGCTGTTCCACCTGATCGCTACGCGAGGACTGCGACGCAGTGAGGCGTGCAATCTGGAGTGGATCGACACGTCGCTGACCGGGAAGGGCCCGAAGACGATCAGCGTGCTGGAGGACGAGAACGCCGAGGCCGAGGCGGGGATCAAGTCGGAGTCGTCGAGACGCGTCGTCGTGCTCGACGACGTCAACACGGGGCTGCTGCTGGGGTGGCGGCGGCGCCAGGCGGCTGAGCGGCTCGCGGCGGGGCCGCGCTGGGTCGGCAGCGACAAGGTGTTCACCGACGAGCGCGGCCGGCCGCTGGACCCGGACAAGCTGTCCGATCACTTCGAGTGGCTGATCAAGAAGTCGGGCCTGCCGCCGGTGCGGCTGCACGACCTTCGGCACTGCGCGGCGACGCTGATGCTGGCGGCCGGTGCCGACATGAAGGACGTGTCGGCGACGCTGGGGCACCGGCAGTTCTGGTTCACGGCCGACACGTACACGGTCGTGCTGCCCGAGCTGGCGGCCGCGTCGGCTCAGGCGACGGTGGCCATGATCCCGCGTCGGACATCACGGGTCAGCGGCTCATGATCGTTCGCGGGATGGTCCAGCATTGGTCCGATCCTGCGATCAACGAGGGGTCGGACCGGTGCTGACGATCGGGGTTTTGGCTGGTAGGGCGCCCGGGGCTCGAACCCGGAACCTACGGATTAAAAGTCCCGGGGAATTGCGTGTCGATCATTACCGAACAAGATCTTTCAGTGCCATCTGTGCAGCTCAGCGTTGTTTACCAACGCCATTCGCTACCGATGAATGCCGAGCATTTCCAAGCTTTATGGTCCAGCAATGGTCCAGCGCGCTATCGTCATGGTCCACAACAAAGACGGGCCCGCCCGGTGAGCCAACACCAGACGGACCCTTGATCATCACCTGTGCGACCAGGAGGACGATCCAATGCCGCAGTTTACTGCGATGCCGAACGCTGCCGTCGAGACTTGTCAGCCATGGTGTGCCGACCACGCCGACGCCACCCCACGCGGCCGCCAGGCCGACCCTGCCGACCAACTGTGCCAGCGCACTCGGACTTCGCCGGCGTACGGCGAGATTCTCATGACGCACAGCGCAGACCAGGGAACCACCATCGCGCTCTACCGCACCCGCGACGAGCTCACCCCGGCCGAGGCCGAGCAGCTGGCGTACGCGCTGCTGCAGGAGGCGGCCGCCGCCCGCGCCGCCGACGCGGGCGCTCCGGGGCCAGCCCATAAGCTCGGCGAGTGCTGACCTTTGCATTCGACGTCGGAGAGACCATCGTCCGTGATGACCGCTACTGGGCTTCCTGGGCTGACTGGCTCGGCCTCTCCCGCCACACGGTCTCCGCGCTCGTGGGCGCCGTGGTGGCCCAAGGCCGGGACAACGCAGACGCCCTTCGCTTGCTGGTGCCAGGCGTTGACCTCGACGCCGAGTACGCAGCTCGTGAAGCGGCTGGCCGCGGCGAGCGCATCGAGGAGGAAGACCTGTACCCGGACGTCCGTCCGGCCCTGGCTGCGCTGCGAGCGGCCGGGCATCGTGTGCTCATCGCCGGCAACCAGACCGCCCGCGCCGGCGAGCTCCTGCGCTCCCTCGATCTGCCGGTCGACGGGATCGCCACGTCCGGCGAGTGGGGTGTCGCCAAGCCTGGCCCTGCGTTCTTCACCCGCTTGATTCAGTACGCCGAGACCCCGCCGGAACGGATCGTGTACGTAGGCGACCACCCGGCAAACGACGTCACGCCCGCCAAGGCCGCCGGCCTGCGGGCCGCACACATCCGCCGCGGGCCATGGGGGCACCTGTGGGCCGAGCACCCGGTCGCCGCCGCGGCCGACTGGCGGATCAGCACGCTTACCGAGCTGACCACCATCTCGGGCTAACACTGGGCAGGTCAGTGACCAGCTCGCTACAGTCCGAGAAGAGCCTCGTACTGGAGTCCTCATGCCCTCAGCGCCTCACGGCGGGCTAGGCCGGCGCGTCGCCTACTACCGGAGCGTCGCCCGTCTCACGCAGCAGCAGCTGGCCGACGCCGCCACGATCCACATCGGCACACTGCAGAAGATCGAGCGCGGAGCCCGGGGCGCCAGCGACAGCATCGTGGAGTCGATCGCCGCCGCCCTCGGCATCGACCCGTCTCTGCTCCTGGCGGACCGCGCCCAGGCCAGCTCTCGCATCCACGCGGCCATCCCCGCCCTGTCCGCAGCCATCGCCGCCTACGACGTGCCCGACGACGGCCCCGTCCGGCCGGTGCCACAGCTCCGCGACGCCGTCACCGAGGCCGTAACCTGGCGAGTGGGCGCCCAGTACGTGCAGATCGTCCGCCGCATGCCGGATCTGCTCAGCGAACTCTTCCGCGCCCTGCAGATCGCGCCTACCGAGCAGCACGCGGAGATCGCCCGGCTGACCGCGTCAGCTCTGCGAAGCGCCGACGCGGTGGCCTACAAGTTCGGCGCCTACGACTTGAGCGCGAGACTCATCGACCTCATGCGGTGGGCCGCCCAGCAGGCGAACGATCCCATCCTCTCGGCCGCGTGCGCCTACGTCCGCACCGAGACCTTCTTTGCCGCCGACGCCCACAGCCAGGGCCTACGTGCTCTGGTCGCCGCCATCGACCAGGCCGCGCCGCCAGCCGACGTGACGACCACAGCCGCGCTCGGAGCGCTGCACATGCGCGCGGCCGTCATCGCCGGTCGCGGTGGCGACGTCGACGCCGCAGAGCTGCACCTCGCCGAGGCCCGCAGGCTCGGCGACCACGTGCCAGAAGCGGTGTACGCGGGCACTGCCTTTGGGCCTCACTCCGTGCGCATCCACGAGGTGTCCGTCGCCGTCAGCCTGGGCAGCGAGCACGTCAACCGCGCCCTCGAGGTCGCACGCGAGTGGGCGCCCCCAGGCGCGCTGCCTGCCGAACGACGCTCCGGCTTCTACATCGAGCTGGCCCGCGCCCAACTCTGGTCGGGGCTCCCCGACGACGCGTTCGAGAGCCTCAAAGTCGCCCGGAAGATCGCACCACAGCACACCCGCGATCATCGCTGGGTGCGCGAGGACGCCGCGACGCTGCGCCGACTGAAGCGCGCCGACGCCGAAACCCTCACCAGCTTCGCCGAATGGTGCCACGCCACCTGAGGTAACCCACGCTGGGTCACTTACATCGGCGCAGGCCCTGCACCATCTGGACTGTCACGACGACGGCCACAGATGGGATCGCTCATGACCACGTCAGTGCCGCCTGCGCCGATCCCCGTGCGCGACACGATCAGCATTGCGCGCCTGCACGGCTTGGCCTGCCTGTACTGCGGCGCAGTGAACAAACTGCAGCCCGCCGGTCAGGTACTCCACCGAGGTCGGTCCTGGCCCATCGTCGCCTGCGACACCCACGTCCATCGCTCTGCGCCCCTGGACCGGACGACGTCACCGCCGGCCCAGGGACTTGATCAGGAAGTGAGGTCCTGACCCATGACCGACCATATCTCTGGACACCGGGACGGCCCATGAGCGTTCAGGCCGACGACGTCCTCTTCGCCTGGTCCGCACGTGACCACAGTGGCGAGGGTTCATGCGGTGTCACGAACGAGCCCGAACTCGCCGAGAAAAGGCTGCAAGCCGCACTCGACGCCCTCCGTCCCGGTGCTGTCGGGATTGTCGAACTGGTGCGTCTGGACTGGGACGCCCGCCAGCCGTCCTATGTGCACGGTGCCGTTGTTCTTCGATCCCGCCGCAAGGACAGAGGACCCGGGATCTCCGCTGTGGTGATCGACCGTGGCTGAGGTTGTGGAGAATCAGCGCGACCGTCTGCTGCATGCGCTTGAGATGACGTATCCCGGCTGGAACATCACCGTCGAGGACGGTTGGTGGATCGCTGAGCTGTGCGGACAGCTGACGCCGCAGCTGTCGAAAGCTGGCGTCGTCCGGTACATCAGGCGCACTGACGGCGTGGCGCTCGGCACCGCGCTGTCACAGCAGGCGGCCCGGCGGCACAGCGTCGGACCCTGCACCTTCGTATAGCGGCCCGGCCGGGCGCCTGCGAATGGCGCCCGGTCGGGCGGACGGCCCCCGCCCGCGTGCGCCTACCCCATGGAAACCGCCGGGCCGGGGCCGCTCCAAACGTCCGGCCGGGATTCCCACGTCCCGGCCGGACCAGGCCCCCCGCGACGCTTCTCCGGGCGAAGCGGGGGGCCGCCCTACACATGAGCCCCTCACCATCCCGTCCATGTCCCTGGAGAGCACCGTGATCAGCGCGACGAGCGAGTACGTGCACAGCGATGTTCATGAGACCGTCGCGCACCACCTGGGCGACGGCCGCTGGGTCGTCTCCGACATGCCCGGCCTGGTCATCGACCGGACCGCCGCCATCCGGCACGTCATGTGGAAGGAAACGGAGAGGGGCAGGCAAATCATGTACGAGCAGGCACGCGAGACCGTCACCCCCGAGAAGGCCCGCGCCAAGGTCCAGGCGCTGCTGGCCGAGGCCCGGGCGGTGCTCGCGGTCGCCGGCCCCGTCACCGACTCCTGGCTCGCGGCCCGCATGGACGAGGCGAACTATCTGCTGTGCCTCACCCAGCTCGTCTTGGGCCGCCTGGAGGGCGAGCGCGGGGCCGTCTGCGTGCTCTGCCAGCGCAGTGACCGCTCCATGCGCCAGGTGGGCGTCTCGCCCGAAGGGCTGCTGTTCGCCTGCGTCGACGGCTGCATGGAGTCGCTGATCAAACCGGCGCACACCTAAGCCGTCAGGTTCCCCACCCGGCAGCCACCAGGTGGGGAACCGTCCAACTTTGCCCGGACCCAAAGCACCTTGGAGCCCGAACGATGCACGACCGTACCGGCGATCAAGTGACCGCCACCAGAGACAAAACGGACGACTTGGCCGCGCCCTCGCCGGCCGCCGCGCCGCCGCGCCGGCGCCGCTGGTGGCGCCTGCCGGTCGTCCTCCGTAGGCGGGCGGACGACGGGATACGTCCTGCCCTGCCGGCCGCGCCGGGCCCGGCTGACTCCCCGGGCCCGGCCGCGGTCCCCGCCCCCGTGCCAGGCGGCCGTGCCATCCGCGGCTGGTCGATCGCCACCATCCTCATCGTGGCCATCGTCGGCACGGCCATCAGCTCGTGGCACGCCTTCGAGCTCGTCCACGGGGCCGGCGAGCCCGTGCCAGTGGCGCTCGGCTACCCGCTGCTCATCGACGGCCTCATCTTCATGGCGAGCATGAACATCCTGCATGCCGCCCGCTACGGCGGCGGCAAGCCGGTGCTGGCCTGGGTGACGCTGTGCCTGGGCGCGCTCGTGACGCTGGCGGTGAACGTCGCCTACGGGTGGGACCGCGGCCTGCTCTCGCAGTTGATCAGCGCCATCCCGCCGGCCTCGGTGCTGCTGTCGTACGAACTGCTGATGAAGCAGATCCGGATGACCTCGCGCCGCGCCGCCCACGCCGCCCACGCCGCCCCGGCCGCCGACGCCGGCCACGCCGAGCCACCCGCCGACGAGGTGGCCGAGCCGTCGGCCGCCCCGGCGCCGGTCGCCCGGAACCTGGCCGAGGCGGTGCTCGCACTGCGCGCCACCGGCGAGTCGATCCGGGGTGTCGCCCGCGCGTTCGAGATCCCGCGCAGCAAGGTGGAGACCATCATCCGCCAGGCTGAGGACGGCGGCGACGAGGCGGCCGACGAGCCCGCCGACGACGAGGCCGACGAGGTGATCGCCCGCCTGCGCGACAGCAAACCGCTGCCGCCGGTCAACGGGGCGGCCGCCGGCGGCTCCACCCTGTTGCGCGGCTCTCTGGGCGGCGGCGTATGACTACGCCGGACACCGACCTCGGCGGCCGCCCCGACGACCCGGACGAGACCGGCGACGAGCTCGACGACCTCCCGGACGGCCACGACGACGAGCCCGGCGTGGGGCCAGGCTCGTCGCTGCACCAGGCGGACGACGCCGACCCGGCCGCGGACGACCAGGCCGCGCCGGTCGACCTCGGTACGCCTGTTGGGCAGCTGGCCGCGGGCGCCGCCCTCGTGACGGTCGCCGGCGGGCTGGTGCTCTACCAGGCAGGCGGCTGGACGTGGCTGGCCATCGGCGCCGCCGCCCTGGCCGCGCTCGCCATCCTCGTCGTGGTCGCGCCGCTGGCATGGCGGCGTCTGCGCGGCCGTCGACCGTACACGTCCGGTGCGCGCCGCAGCTGGCCGTCGAGCCGCCGGTCGGCCGGTGGCGGGTGGCGCGTCCCTCGAGGCAGCCGCGCCGCCGCCGGCCGTTCCCGCGGCGGCGTACGTGCCGCCCTCAGCCGCATCCTGCCGCGCGGCCGCTCGCGCTCGGCCGCACCGGCAGCCGGCCGGGCCGCCCGCCGGGGCAGGCTCGGCCGGGCAGCCCGCGCCGTGGCCGCCGCCGGCCGACGCCTGGCCGGGCGTGGCCGAACCCGGCGCGGCCCGAAGACCATGCGCCGGGTCGGCAAGGCCACTGCGGCGGCCGGGCGGGCGATCAAGCGCGCCACCCGTCTGCCACGCGCCGCCGCCCGGCTGGCCCGGGCGGTGCGCGCCGCCAGGTCACGGACCCGTAAGGCGGCCGCGGGCGCCGGGCGACGGCTCAACGCGGCCACCGGCGGACGCCTCGGCCGCGCCTGGCGGCGGCTGGCGGCAGCGCGCTGGCCGCGCGCCCTGCAGGGGCGCGCGCGCACATGGCTGCGGAGGCTGGCGGGCGGCCGCGCCGCCGGCCTCTGGCGCCGCTGGCGCGGCCGCCGCCAGGACGACAGCAAGAGCGCGGACGAGGAGGACACGCAGCCGATACTCACCGTCGCGCCTGCCGCCTCCTCCCGTACGACTCGCCGGGCCTCCCGGACCCGGCTGGAAGGATCACCAATGTCTGAGTTTGCCCTGATCACGCATGCGACCGAACTGCCGACCATCGCGGCCGAGTACCAGGCCGGTCACATGATGGAAGTGCGTGGACATGTGGCGATGCTGCGAGAGCTGCCGCTCAGCGCGGGCGCGGCCGTGCGTATCTTCACCGAGCGGCTGGCCGCCGACTACCCGCTGAACGACGAGGCCAAGGAAGCGCTGCAGCGGATCTATGAGGCCCTGGGCGCGGTGGTCGACGCGTGTGACGAGGCGGCCGAGGTGTTCGAGAGCACCCACGAGGCCGACATCGACCGCTTGGAGCACCAGCGCGTCGGCGAGCCGATGTGGGACGCCGGCGCCCTGTGAAGGCACAGCAGATGAGCAAGAGCGCGACGGGCGAGGGCCGCCGGGCCGACTGGTCGCTGCGGCCGCGCGGCCCGTGGAGCGCGGCTGCGCTGTCCGGGCTGGGCCTGGCCGTGGCCGCCGGCATCGGCCACGAAACGGGCGTCGATCCGCTGTGGGCGGCCGCCGCCGGCACGGTGGCCACGGTGGGCACGCTCGCCGTGCACCGCGACGCCGGCGCCGGCCCGCTGTGGTACCGGCTGAGCTGCTGCATCGGCGGTGGCGGCTGGCTGACATGGGGCTTGGCTCACGGCATCTGGTCGGAATGGACGGCCGGCTCGCTCGGCCTCGGGTTGCTGGCGGCCGCCATCCTGTCGCCGATCGCGCGGCGGCCGCCGCTGCCGCGCCCGGCCGCGCCCGGGGACGGCGGGCGCCGAGCGGTCGGGTCGGCGGTGGTGCTGCGCCGCCACGTCCGCCAGGCGCAGGAGTGGGCGGCGCGGATCCACCGTGTCGCCCGGATCCGTGTCGTCGTCGACGAGGTCCGCGACTGGGGCAACGGCTACGGGTTCAGCATGCTGCTGCAGCAGCCCGCGGGCCCGTCGACCACCAGGCGGCTTGTCCAGGCGGCCGAGGGCCTCGCCGAAGACGCGGGCCTGGAGCACGGATGTGGCGTCGAGTTCAAGCCGGGGCCGCGCCGGGGCACCCTGTGGATGCTCGTGAGCACTGTCAACGGACTGGCCGAGGTGATCCCGTTCCCGGGCATCCGGCTCGGCGGCAGCATCACCGACCCTGACGCGATCCGGCTCGGACAGCACCGCGACGGATCGGTCGCCACGGTGGCGCTGCGCGAGTCATCCATGATCGCGGCCGGGCAGAAGAGATCCGGCAAGACAGGGCTGCTGCACGACATCACCGCGGACGCCGGCGCCCTGGACGACACGGTCGTCTGGCACATGGACCTCAACGGGGGCGGCATCTCCAGGGCGTGGCTGCGGTCATGGCTGCAGGGCCGCACCGCCCGGCCGGCGATCGACTGGGCCGCGTCGTGCCCCGAAGAGGCGCTGCTGATGGCGCACGCCCTCATCGCCATCGCCAAGGACCGTAAGGCCACCACCGCCGACCTGAAGGCCGAGCACAACGTGCAGTTGCTGCCGGTGTCGCGGGAACTGCCGGCAATCCTGCTGATCCTCGACGAGGGCAAGGAGGTCCTCGGCACGAAGATCACCGACGCGGTGATTCGAGAGATCCGCCGGCGCCTGGAGCAGCTCGTCGACATCGGCGGCAACGAGGCGGTCAACGCGGTGCTGTCGGTTCTGCGGTCGGTGTCCACCGCGCTGTCGACGGACATCCTGAAGCAGTGCTCGACGCGGGCCACGATGCGAGTGTCCGACCAGAGCGAGCTGGATTACCTGTTCGGCTACCGGCGCGGCATCACGCCGCAGGACGCGCCAGAGCAGGGCTCAGGCTTCCTCGCCGTCGCCGGCAGCGGGCCGCGCCCCTTCAAGGCATTCTTCATGCGGCCCTCCGACATCGACGCCGCCGCGGTGGCGATCGCCGAGCACCGGCCCGACCTCGACGCCGCGGCGGCCGCGGCCGCGGGCGAGGCGTACGCCACCAGGTTGGAGCGGATGAGGTACCTGTTCGCCACCCCCGCCGAGCAGCAGGCCATGACGGCCCCCGCCCCGATCGCGCTGCCCACCGGCGAGCTGTGGCACCCGGGCGGCGCCGACGAGGGCCAGGGCGACGTCGACGCCGGCGAGCGGCTGCCGACCCGTCGCCCACCCGGCACCGTGGAGCGCCGTTCGCATCTGCGCCTGCTGTCCCCGGGCGGCGTGACCGCGCACTGGGGTGACCTGGACCGGCGGCGTCCTCGCCGGCCGGCCGCCACGCACCCGCGCCCGGCCGAGCAGCCGCTGCGGGCCGAGCACGTCCGCGAGGTCGACGACGGCAGGCCGATCCCCGAGCTGCTGGAGCGAGCGCTGCAGCTGCCCTGGACCGGCACGCCGCCGCGTCTGCACAGCGAGCGCCTGGCCGCGCAGCTCGGACTGTCGGAGCACGAGCTCGCGCAGCTGCTCGCACCGCTTGGCGTGCACCCGCTGCCGAACGCATTCGAGCGCGGCGGCGTCCGCCGGCGCGGCTACGCGCGGGCCGACGTCGAGGCGGCCGCGGCTGCGATCCGCCGCGGTGACCTCGACGTGCCCGAGGAGGTGGCCTCCTGGACCGCCGCCTGACCTCTCACGGGCACCTCCCACGCGGGCCCCCCACACCCTGGGTGTGGGAGTTGCACGCGGCCGCACGTGGGGGGTGTGCCACCCTCACGCCGCTGGCCTGCGGCGAAACGCCCGTGTGGGGGTGTGGGGCCATGAGGAGAGCCGGGGTTTTGGCCGTACGTGGCCAGGCCCCACACGCAACCCGCACGGAGCCGCGAGCGTCCACGTACGGCGTCCGCCGCCATGGATCACCTGTCCGAAGTTTCCGATTCCCCCTTGTCCCCGGGAGAGTTCCATGAGGTTCATCGCGTTACTGTCCGCCGCCCTGCTCGCGCTGCTGCTCGGCTGTGGAACCCCGACCGTTACCACCATGCCCAACACCGAGGAGCCCACCGCTGAGGAGAGCAGCGCCGAACCGACGAAGGCCACGCCGAAGAACGCCGGCCCCGCGAAGGTCGGCGACACCATCACTCTGCAGGGGTACGAGCCGGCCGTGAAGGTGGCCGTCACGGTCGCCAAGGTCTACCCGAACCGGCCCGGCGGCGAGTTCGACCAGCCGCAGGACGGACACCGCTTCTACGCCGTGCAGCTGGTGCTCAAGAACGTCGGCGAGGCCGGTTACGGCGACAGTCCCGGTAACGGCGCTTACCTGATCGACAGCGAGGGCCAGCAGCACAGCACGACGTACGCATCGGTGCAGGGGCTGCAGGGCTTCGAGGGCACCGTCACGATGGGGCCCGGCGACACCCGCCGCGGCGTCATCGTCTTCGAGGTCCCGGAGAACGCGAAGATCGACCGGCTGCAGTTCGCCCTCGAGTCCGGGTTCGCTGACCAGAAGGGCGAGTGGCACCTGAGGTGACACCCGCTCCACACACGACCAAAGGCCCCCGCCCCTCACCCGGAGGTGAGGAAGCGGGGGCCTTTGTCGTGCGGGCGACGGTCAGCTGTACGTCGACGGACCACCGGTTGTCTTGGGCAGTGCCCGGGTGTTCTTGTCCCGTACGAAACCCGGCGCCGGGTCTGCGGCCGGCGTCAGGCCGAGCGGCAGCAGCACCATCAAGACGACGTTCAGCGCGGTCACGAGCGCTGCCGTCGACTGCTCGGACAGGGGAAGGCCGAACGCGATCAGGCCGGTCAGGATGGTCTGCACGCCGCCGGTCAGCGCCGACACCACGAACGGGCGCGTTGCCACCGCCACCAGCACGGCCACGAGACCGGCAGCAACCGTCATGACCCAGTCGGACACCTCGGCGGTGAATCCGAGGTCGTTGAGCGCGGGAAGCGTGACCAGGAACGCCAGCACGGCCTGGAGCGCATGCAACCAGGCGGCCGGTTCACGGCCGAAAACCTTCATCATGATCACCTCATCTGAGGTCGGAAAACAGGAACCGGGCTGGCCGCAGAGCGTCATGAGCGCGGCCTGCAGCAGGCCCGGTGAGGGGATGCGGCGCGGGCCGTACGGCCGCGCCAGTTCGTCGAGCTCTCGACGGTCAGGGGTAGCGGTGCATGATCGCCTTGAAGGCGCTGGAGGCTTCCAGGACGACCGGCCCGGCTGACGCGTGCCGGATGGTTACCCGGGCGCGGCGGTCCGTCGACAGCTTGAAGTGGCCGTTGAGGCCGTACTCGACGCGGCCGTCGACGTCGGCCCGCACCGTGGCGAGCCGGTTGATGGGCCAGGCGACGTCGACGAGCGTGCCGTCGTCCAGGTGCCGGGTGAGGCCGATCTGCACCGGCTCGCCGGGCGCCAGGCCGCGCAGCGCGACGTGCGCTGTCACGTCGGCCCACACGTCGACGTTCGGCGCGATGCTCTGCCCGCCGGCGGGGTGCCAGCCAGAGGTGTCCTTCCACTCGGCCGTCCACCACGGCTGGTAGTCCTCGGCCGCGGGGACGGTGATCTCGTCCTCCAGGCCAGCGCTCACGATCTCCGGCATCGGCATGTCGTCCTCCGGTTCGGTAGGCGGTGAAGTGGGCGGCGCCGAGCTGCTCGGCCGGGGCGCGCCGTCGCGCACCCACGCGTACAGCTCGGGCCCGGGACAGCTGGTCGCGTAGCCGTCGCGGTGGCCCTTGATCTCGCGGCCGGCGTCGCCTTCCTCGCGCAGCCACTCGATCGCGTCGCGGATCCCGTGCAGCATCGCCGGCGGCGGCTCGGTGACGCCGGACGTGCCAACGAGACCGAGCACGGCGTAGTGCCCGGAGTTCAGCCCGGCGCCGTTGGCGGCCGGCAGGTGGTGCAGGCCGCGGCCCACGAACACCTTCCTGTGGGCACAGACGACGGCGCTATAGCCGATGTCCTGCCAGCCGTTGCCATCCATGTGGCCGCGCTGAACGCCTCTCACGGCCTCGACGCACGCCTCATGGTCCTTGAGCGTGCGCGGGTCGACGCGGCCGCCGGTGTAGTGGACTTTCACCCCCCGGGTGGAGCCCAGATAGGTGTAGGAGCCGCGCGGGGTGCGAGCGCCCCACTTCGCGCGGCTGACCAGATCAACCATCAAGATCCTTTCTCCTTGCGGCGTACGCGGCGCTCGGCCAGCTGGGCGCGGGCGATGATGACGAGCCGCCAGCTGAGCACCCACGCGAACGCCAGGAACGCCAGCGCGCGGACGTACAGCCACAGCAGGTGCGTGTCGGTGGGGCCGGCGAATCGGCCGCTGGTGAGCAGTTGCACGGACCACAGCGACAGGCCGGCGGCGAGCACGGCCATGAACGAGAACAGGTGACGCCCCATGGGGCTGCGCCACCAGCCGGCAGTCAGGCTGTAGATGACGACGCAGCTGAGCGCCAGCAGCGTCGACACGACCACCAGCACGCTCCCGGCGGCGTAGACGAGATCAGCCACGGTTCCCCCTGAGAGCTGCTTCCAGCAGCTCGGCGAAGTGGTTGGACTCCCGCAGCTCCCGCAGCTTGCGAGCGAGCGTGAGGTGCTCCCGGGCGTGTTCGCGGGCGCGCTGCAGGTCCTTTTCCGCCTGCCTCTTCGAGGCGGCGACGTCGTGGGCCGCCTGCTGGAGGCCGGGCTGCTGCTCGTGCCGCTCGTCCGTCATGGCTTCGCCTCAATCTGGCCGCGTAGCTCGGTCAGCAGCGCAACGGCTATCTGGGCGCCCTCGTTGCTGGCCGCCAGGGCGGCCCTGAGCTCCCGGGCATGCGCTTCGCGGGTGAGCTCGTGCGCGTCGCGTTCTTTCTGCCAGAGGGTGCGCCACTCCTCGGCGTCGGCCGCCGCTTCCCGGAGGCGTGCGTCGCGGTCGGCACGCACGTCTTCCAAAGTCGACCGGGGAACCAGCCGGCCGGTGGCGATGAGCCAGATGATCGCCAGCAGGACGACGACCGCGCCGCCCTGAACGATCGGCAGCTGGAGCAGCCCCTCCATCAGCGCATGCCGACGAACGTGGACGGCGGCTTGGTGTGGAAGGTCGGCTTGCGGGGGCGGTCGGCGTTGGCGCGGAGCCACTCGACGGCCAGGACCCGCGACTGCACGCGGGCCGGGTCCAGGCGCACGCCCTGGCGCAGCGGAGCGAGCGGGTCCTCGGGCGCCGTCCGCGCGGATCCGACATAGGCCAGCGCGGCGGCCCGGTCCGAGTGTGGAGCGTCCTCGATGCGGACCATATGCCGTTTCACCGCGTCGATGCGTGCCAGGTGCGCCGCTCGCCGCTCGACGTCGGGAACTCCCGGCGTCCAGCAGGTGGGCAGCCCGTGGATCTCCTCGAGCAGTGCCGCGCAGGCGGCGTTCTGCCAGGCCAGTGGATCGTCCGGGCTGGGCAGGTGCGGCTCGTACAGCGCGATTTCCAGCAGCGTGTCGAGGTCGTCAGGGTCGATGCCGTATTCGGCGCACCGCCATTCCATCTCGGTGTTGGGCAGCACGCGGATTCCGTGCGCGTTGTTGGCGGGGTTGACCTGGTATGCCCCAGATCGGCTCGCCGCCCACGGGGACGGCAGCGGGCTGCGCGGGGTTGAGCAGGTCTGCCGCGGTATACGCCAGCTCGACATCCCACGTCTGCCACAACTCGGTCATGGTCGTTCTCCTGCTCAATGGCGGTGGGACCACCAGTAGTAGGCGGTGCTGGTGGCCCAGTCGGTATTGATCCGGAAGCCGGTCTGGTTCGACCAGGTGCAATACCAGTCGCCGGCCGGGTCGTGGTCCTCGGAGTCGCTCTCCTGGACGCCCCGGCGGACGACGGCGACAGGCCCCATGTTGCCGATCATCGTGGCGCCGTAGGAGATCCACATAGAGCCAGGGGGACCACCGGGAGTCGCCACCAACGAACCGGCGATGATGCCGGCGGTAGGCCCGAGCGCGGTGAAGTCCCACCACCGGCCGACATGCCTCGTGCGGCCGGTGCCGTCGAACCAGAAATACTGCTCGTCCTCGGGCAGGTGGAAATAGCCGTATCTGGCGTAGCTCTCGGCGAGCTCCATGAGGCCGCCGTTGGCGTCGGTCAGCGTCGCGTCGCGGACCTGCATCTGCATGAACCCGGCGGCGATCGTCGTCTGGGACGCGGCGGTGACGGCGGCGTTGGTGCCGGACGTGACCTCGAATGTTGCCTCTCCGGCGAACCGATCGTCGCGCGTCCTGAGCCTGGTGTAGTTCGTACCAGAGCCGGCCGGGATAAAGCGCATCTCGGGGAAGGTCGCGCCGGGCGGGGCGAACTCCAGCCGCCGGCCGCTCGCCGCGGTGCGGATGAAGGCGCCCGTGATCGTCTTGCCGTCGATCGCCGTAGCGCTGAGCTTCGCCGCGGTGACGGCCCCAGCGTCGATCTTGTCGGCCTGGACGGCGTTCGCCGCTAGGTGGCCGGTCTGGATGGACAGCGCTTGGATCAGCCCGGAGGTGATGGAGTTGGCCACGATCTTGTCTGAGGCGGTGATGCTGCCGTCGACGATGTTGGCGCCGTTGATCACCTTGCCGATGAGGTCGGTGTTGACGAGCGGCTGCGTGGCGATCGATGCGCTGCCGGATTCGCCGGACTCGTTGCCCCTACGGTCGACGCTGGTGAGCCGGAACCACCGGGTCTGGTTGTACGGCTGGTCGGTCACCAGGACGGTGCCGGCGGCGCGCAGCTCGTCGACGACCTCGTACGGGCCGTCGGCCGCGGCGGCCATCCACACCTTGACCCGCTCGAAGTCGGACGGCATGGCGACGTCGCCGGCGCCGAGCCCGTCCCATGTCACCTGGATCACGCCGAGACGCGTGGCCAGGGTGGGCGTCGACGGCACGGGCGGTGGGGTGACGTCGTCCGGGATGAGCGTCACGAACTGGTCGGAGAACTCGCCCGGGGTGCCGTCGGCGGTCGCGCGGACCTTGAACGCGTACGTGAACCCGACCGGCAACGGCGAATAGGTGGTGGTGGTGTCGCTGCCGTCGGTGCGGGCGATCATCCGCCACACCTCGCCGGTCTCGTTGGGACGGGCGAACAGCTCGTAGCCGTCGACGTCGATGGCGACGCCGGCGACGTCGGCCGTCACGGCCGACCAGGTGGCGGTGATCTGGCCGCGGGCGAACCCGTACTCGTCGACGTAGGCCAGCGGGTTGACGATGAGCCCGGCAGGGGCCGCGGGGACGCGGCCGCCCGCCTCGGGAGCAGGGTCGCCGCCGGACCCGCCCGAGGCTACGCCGCCGGCGAGAATGCCGGACATGCGGCGTGCAAGCCGGAGGTCGGCCTCGAGGAACCTGTCGTTCAGCACGAGGTTGCCGGCGAGCTCGCCGTCCTGTGCGCGGGTGAGGCTGATCTGTCGCACTCGCAGCGACTCCATAACGCCGTCGGCGCCGGGGGCGAGCACGTGCGCGCCGGGGCTGTAGTGCTCCCACGGCATCCATCGGGCCGCCTGCAGGGTGATGCCGCGGGTGATCTGCAGTCGCTCGCGGGCGACCCGGTCAAGGGCCGCCTGGCCGAGCAGCGTGGCGGTGCCGGCGTCTGCGACGCCGCCCTGCCGCTGGTGGCTCTCCCAGCGTCCCCACGGGGTCAGCGCCTCGGCGTTGGTCACCTCCAGCGAGAAGCCGTCCTCGCCCTCGATGAGGATCGCGGACGCGAGGTCCTCGAGGGTGCCCTCGTCGGGCGCCTCGGTGATGTCGCGGCCGAGCCGCAGGTCGACCGGCGCAGGCCCGGACGCGAGGTCGTCGCCCAGGACGGTGCCCTCGTTCCAGACACGCAGGGTGCGGCCCTGCATCGCCCAGTCGATCACGCCCTGCTCGGCGAGGTTGATGAGGATGGCCAGCAGATCCTTGCCGACCTCTACCTCGAGCGTGAGCGTGGTGTTCCACGGCTGGCCGGCCGAGTCGGCCGACGCGGTGAAGTTGACGGCCAGACCGGGGCAGGCGCCGCGCGCCTGGCCCTCGTCGACGAACGTGCGCAGGATCGCACCGGGCGACACCGCGCTGAACGGGCGTTTGCCCTCGTTCATGACGGGCCCGCGGTAGAGCAGCACCTTCCGGGTCATCCACGCGTAGCCAGGCAGCGTGTACGAGCGGGCGCCCGCCTGGTCGGAGGCGTCGCCCGACCGCTTGAGCCTGAGCATCCGCGAGTTGAGCGGCTCCACCCACGGGCCGCCGTCGACGCTGTACTCGACGGCCACCTCGACGGGGCCGTTCAGGCGCTCGGCGCCGACGGCGTACCGGCTGTAGGCCAGCGTGAGCGATGACACGTCGTTGAGCGGCCAGCCCACCTCGTACGACAGCGGTGTGGGCAGCAGGCCGAGGCGGCCGCCGTTCGGCGTGTACGCGACCAGGCGCAGCTGGTAGTCCGTCACAGGTGAGCCCTCCGCGCTCGAATCTGCAGGCTGCTCGCCGCGGTGGTGCCGCCGGCCGCCGCGGCGACGGTGACGGCCCGGCTGTACGGGTCGCCGTCGGCGATGGCCGGGGTGAGGGGAAGCCACCGCGACGCCGAGCCGGGCCCGGTCGCCTCCAGCTGGCCGGTGACGTCGTCGCCGTCGGCCAGGTCCCACGTGTCGCCGGTGACGACGGCGGCCGCCTGGGCGCCGCAGTCGACGAGCAGCCGCTCGCCTGCGGCCAGGGCGCCGTCCCAGGTGATGGCGGCGCCGGTGACGACGTCTGCCACGGACGGGTCGTTGGCGGGCCCGGTGACGCGCACCAGCGCGTCCACGATCGCCGCGGTGCTGCCCGCCAGCGGTGTGACGGGCTGCGCGGCGCCGGGCATCAGCCCGTCCCAGGTAACGGCGACCTCGTCGCGCCACACGCCGGCGGGCACCTGGAGCAGCACCTGCAGGCGCGCCACGGCGTTGCCGACGTCGACGGCCGGCTCGCTCGCGGACAGCACCGTGGCGTCGGCCTGGCGGACGATGCCGGGCGCCGCGTAGTAGCGGACGTCCAGCAGCCGGTGCCGTACGCCGAAGACGCCGGCGAGCGCCTCGAGGTTGCGTTCCATCGCCTCGTAACCGCCTTCGGTGTCGTCCGGCCACACGGGCAGCACATGCAGGTCCAGCGCGAAGCTGGTCGGCTCCAGGTCCAGGCCGACGATGGGCAGCTCGCCGGATCTGCCGGCGACCTTGACGGAGATGGCGCGGGCGGCGGGCATCGGCCGCCGGCGCGTTTCCGGGGCGAGGTACCAGCCGGGGCCGTCCATGCCGATGCCGTCGACCTCGTACGTGGGGTAGATGGGCGCGCTCATCCGAGCATCCCCAGCGCGGCCGCGTACTGCAGGGTGCGGTTCGTGGTGCGGCTGGTCGGTTCGGCCTGCGGGTAGTAGTTGTGCACCGTCAACCCGCCGCCGAGCTGACCGCGGCCGCCGCCGGCCGCGGTCTGCAGCTGGCCGTCGAGGTTGGGCAGAGCCGCGCCCGCCAAGCCGTTGGCCGCGCGGGCGACCAGGCGCTCGCCGACCGACATGCCGTCGGCGAGCATGCGGGCGATGGTGCGGCCGGCCTTGTCCGGCGGATGCGTGCGCAGCGGGCCCTCCTTCGCGGGAGAGAACGGCAGCCGCGACCGGATGGTGGCTGCGATGTTCGACATGGACGCCCCGACCTGGCCGACCATGGATCGGATGCCGTTGATCAGGCCCTGGATGACGTTCCGGCCGGCGGAATACAGCAGATTTCCCAGGTTGCCCAGGGCGGTGCGGATCCGGCCGGGGATACCGCGCACCACCGTGAGCACGTTGTTGATGCCGCTGCTTGCGGACGAGCGCATGCGGGTGAAGGCTTGCGTGGCCAGCGTTCCCAGGTTGCCGACCAGCGCAGACGCCGCGGACCGCGCCCGGCCAGGCAGGCCGCGCAGGAACGTGAGCACGTTGTTGATCCCGGTCGAGGTGAACGAGCGGACCCGGTTCCAGGCGGTGGTGGCCAGGGTGCCCAGTTGGCCGGGCAGAGCGGCCGCGGCGGATCGCGCCCGGCCGGGCAGCCCGCGGACGAAGGTGACCACGTTGTTGATCGCGTTCGTCGTGATGGTGCGGACTCGCTCCCAGGCGCCCGTGAACAGGCCGGCCACGGTCGATCCGAACGACGACAGCGCGGAGCCGATCTTGCCGGGCAGCTCGCCGAACCAGGTGGCTACGCGCTCCATGAGTGGTCCGAGGTCGGAGAACCACACGTGGATCCGTGACAGAACGGCGACGAACTCGATGGCCCAGGGGATGAGCCCGATCAGCCCGGAGATGAACCCGGCGAACATCTCCGGATTTTCCGAAATTATGTTCGATACGTCGGTGATCGCTGCGGCGATCTCCTCGAAGAGTCCAGGCAGCTGTGGGCCAACGGTGTCCAGGAGTCGGACGAAGGCGTCCGAGAGCGGCCCGATGGCTGGGCCGAGCCTCTCGAAGGCAAAACCGACTTGCTGGGCGAAACGCGCCAAAGCGGGAGCTATGCGCGTAAAAGCCTTCTCGATGTGCGGCGACAGCGCATCGAAGGTCGTGCGCGCGGTCCGCGCAATGGACTGCAGAGCGGGAACGAAGGGCTGCGCCATCCGGCGTAGCTCTTTGGACACGTGTTTCTGCAGGTCAGTGAAGGATTTCTGGACCTTCTTGTTCTCGGCGACGGCCCGGATGCCGATGGCGGCCAGCCCGCCGCCGAGCGCCACCACGAGGCCGGTGGCGACGGCGCCACCCACGAGCGGCAGCGTCAGCAGAGCGGCCGTGATCGCCACGACCGTGACAAAGACGTTCGAGCTCATCGCGGTGAAGGCCGACGAAAAGGCGCTGCGGATGCCGCTCGCCGCACGGCTCGCATCGCCATCGAGGCCCTGCACCTCGGTGCGGCCGCGGTCGACGTCGACATCGACGTCGACCTGCACGTGACGGTCCAGCCGCTCGAGCTCGGCCTCGAAGGCGTTCAGCTGCGCCAGGGCGGCCGCGGTGTTCATCCGGACGTCGACCGGCGCCGTCTCTGCCAGGCTGGCGAGCTCGCCGCGGATGGCGGCGAGCTCGGCCCGCGCGGTGTCGGCCTGGATGTCCACGCCGATGCGCCGGTCGCCGAGCTCGGCCAGCGCCTGGCGTAGCGCCTGCACCTTGGCATCGGCCTCGCTGCTGTCGGCCGTGATCTCGGCCTCGGGCAGGTTCGACAGCGCGGTCTGGATCCGCCGGCGGAACGCCTGAGCGAACGCGCCCGCCGCGGCGTCGCCCTCGCTCGGCATACTGCGCCGACTGCGGCGCGCCGACTCTTCCAGCGGGTCGCCGACCGGGTCGCCGAGGCCGCGCTCGACGCCGTCGGCCAGCTCGTCGCCTATCCGGCGGCCGAGCCGCTCGAGCTCGACGCCGGCCTGCCGGGCCTGCCGATCCAGGCCGCTGGTGTCCAGCGCGGCCGGGACGGTGACCTCAAGAGCTCGTTCCAGCCGCTCCAGGTCGTCTTCGAGGTCTCGGCGGAACCGTTTGGTGTCCGGCATCACCCGCAGAGACACGCGGCCGACCTGGCGCGCTTGAGCCATCCGTCGCCACCCCCTTGTGTCGTGCCGGTACGCCGAACTGCGCCCGGAGGTCAGAGACGGTGGTCACGCGGCGCCGCCGGGCCTGCTTGGCCTGCGGCCGCGGGTAGGGCTGGAACTTGGGCGGCTTGCGACGCCATCGGCCGCTCGCCCGTGTGTTGAGGTTGATGGCGTCGTAGATGTCGGCCAGCTGGCTGTTGACGCGGGTCCAGCCGCGCCAGTCCGGCCGCTGTGGTGCCTTGCGGGTCACGCGCTGCGGCTCGGGGTTGTTGCGCAGCTCGGCGATCAGTGCGGAGTCCTCGGGGAGGTGGTCGATCAGCGCCAGCGTCAGCAGGGGCGGCGGTCCGTCGCCGCGTACGACGTCGACCAGGTCGACGCGGTAGAAGCGGCGCAGGTCGGCGTACAGTGCGGCGCCGTGCTCGTCGATCAGCTCTCCGAGGGTTGCGCTTCCCCCGGCTGGGCGGCCTCCATGTAGCCGAGGAAGACCTCCATGAGGACGGCAGCGTCGTGATCGCACGCCTTGAACAGGCGGTCGGCGGCAGCCTTGGACGGCGCGACCACCCGCAGCACGTCCTCGAGCACCTCGGCCAGGTCCAGATCAGGCTGGTCCTTCATCATCTCGGCCATGTTCTTGAGCTCGTCGGCCTTGGCCAGCAGGTCTTTGCGCTTCTTGCTGGGCAGGCGCAGCAGCGACTGCAGCTGTACCTCGCCGTCGGGCAGCTCGACGACGAATGGGCCGTACTTGCGGTCGGCGGCCGCCTTGATGTCGGCGAGCGTGACCTTGGGCATGCGGACCTCCACAGGTGTTGTGGTCGGAGGCGGACCTGACGACATGAGGGGCGGACGGCACCGGAGGTCCGCCACGACCGGCGCCGCCCACGTCTCAGGGGGTGGGCACCGGGATCAGGTCGCCCTTGGGGCTGATCTCGAACAGCCACGGCTGGCCGGACACGCCGAGGATGGTGGCGCGCAGCGGCAGGCCGGCGAGCGCCTCGGCGTCGAACTCGATGTCGTCGGCCTGCGCGATGCTCACGCGCTGGAAGTACATGGCGAGCTGCTCGGCGCCGTCCTCGACGACCACCAGCATGGTGCCGGTCAGCTCGGTCGGGTTGGCCGGCACCTGGAAGTAGCCTTCGACCACGCTGCCGTTGGCGCCGAAGTACGCCTGATAGGTCTGCTCGTCCCACTGCTGGGCGATGAACGTGACCTGGCGGATTCTGGGGCTGGTCACGTTGCGCAGGGCCTGGTTCTGCCAGGTGCCCAGCGTGGTGACCTCCCCGCCTTCGGAGGTGAGTCCGAACGGGTCTTCCAGAGACGTGTGGCCGAAGTCGATGAACGGGTCGCCCGGGGCGAGCACGTTAGCCGGCCGGGTGACGCCCACGGTGGGGGCGAACCAGTAGTGGCCTATAGCCGGGACGAGTACGGCGTCGTCGTCGAGCGCCATGGATACCTCCAACGTCAGCGAATGATGATCATGAGAGGGGGCGACCCTGCGGCGGCGCTGTCACAGGGCCGGCCGTACGGCGAGCTCGTACGTCGCCTGATAGCGGTAGATGCCGTTCGGCACCTCGTCGCCGGGTAGCAGGTCGGGCGCGGCCTGGTCGCGGAAGCGGGAGATGGACCCGACGCTGGGCACGACGGTCTGCGAGCGCCACGCCTGCACCAGCAGGACGCGGGCGGCCTCGGAGATGTCCTCGGCGTCGCTGTCGGTGCGGGCCCACACCTGGACGTCGACGAGCGCCTGGTCGAGGAAGCGCGGGTCAATCGACGCGCCGCCGGCGCGCCGCGCCAGCACGAACGGGTATGTCATGCGCGCGGGGATGAGCGTGCCCACCGTGATGCCGGGCCAGTCGGCCTTCAGCGGCTCGCGCAGCAGCCCCAGCAGCAGGTCATTGACGCGCGCCAGCAGTCTCGGCGGCATCCTCACCCCCTTGGCGTTCCGGCTCGTCACGGCCCGTTCCGAGGCGTTCCGAATCGATCCGGACGGTTCCGGACGGTTCCGAGTCGTTCCGGATCGGTACGGCGAGTGCGGCGGCCAGCTGGTCGACGCACATCTCGACGGCCGCCCGGAAGGCAGGGCGCCAGCTGTCGCCCTTGGCCTCGAGGTCGGCCTGCCACTCGGCCAGCAGCGCGCCGACGCCCTGCAGCCGCTGCTGCTCGGCGACGGCGGCCGTGGTCGTCTCGATCAGCAGCGCCTCGTGCCCGGCGAGGCGCTGGTACGCCTGATCGGTGGCGCGGCGGGCCTCGTCTTGCTGCCCCTCGGCCCGGGCCATGGCCGCCACCGCACACGCGTGATGGTCCGGCTCTCGCCAGCACTCCGGGCCGTGCCCGGTCACCGAAGGCCCGCAGTGCGGTGGATGACGTACAGGCCCTGACTGGCGCCGATCGTGCGGCCGTCGCGCATGTAGGCGCCGTGCCCGTACTCGATGCTGATGACGCCCTCGCCCACCATGCTGACGAAGGCGTCGACCTTGCCCGAGGTGACCTCGATTCGGGTAGCGCCCGTGACCCGGTGCGCTCCCAGCAGGCCCCTGGCGCGGCCGGCCAACTCGCCGGCCTTGTTGCGCACGGCCTTGCGTACGCCAGGCTCGCGGGCGACCAGCCGCGCCACGTTGCGGTTGACCTGAGCCATCAGTCAGCCCCCTCATCCTCAGGTGTTGCATCTGCAGCGACGAACGGAAGGTCGGCGTTCGACTGAGGGCCCCGCGCCTGCAGCAGGGCCGTCACATGCCGAGTCCGCAGGCTGCCGCGCGACCATTGCGGCTCGCCGGCCAGGTCCCATTCACGGCCGTCCCACACCACCCGCGCCCACGCCCCCAGCGGCGCGTTGCGGGTGATGAATCGGTACGTGGTGGTGACCTGCTGGCCGGCGACGGCCGCCTCGGAGGAGGCGACCGGCTGGACGCGGCCGCGGGCCGGGACCGGCGTCTCGGCCGGCACCCGGACCTCGTTGCCGCGCTCGTCGAGCGTGACCACCTCGGGGTAGATGAGGACCTCGTCCGGGCCGCCGTCGAGCAGGCTCACCACAGCCCCCGGCGACGACGAGGAGCCAGCGGCCCCCACCGCGGCGTGCCGATCGCCGGCGCGATCGTGAACGCGCCGGCGATGCGCACGCCGAGCCGTTTCCAGTCGGCGTCGGTGATCTCCAGCAGGCCGGACGCGACCTCAGCTGACCGGCTGTAGGAGTAGTCCCCGTCTGACTCCGACCTGTACCCCTCGGGGTTGCGCAGGACCCGCAGCACGGCGTTGGCCTCCACGATGACCAGCCGCTTGAGGTACTGCGGGTCGGCGGCGCGGGCCGCCAGGTCGGAGATGCGTTCCTCGATGAGCACCTCGGCGTCGCCGAGCAGCGTCTCGGCCAGCGTCTCTTCCTCCGAGGTCAGTGGCCTGCCCATGCGCGCCCTCACGTCCTGGACGGTCGCGTACGCCACGCCGGCCTCCTACTCGGGTCGCTCGCGCTGGTCGGCCAGGGCGATGAGCTCGTCGCGCGTCTTGCCCTCGAGCTCGGCCGGCGGCACGCCGTCGTTCTCCAGGTAGGTACGCCAGGCGTCCTTCGTGGCGGACTTCGCCGGCCGCTGCGGCTGCGCCGGCGCGCCGCCGGTCGCGGCCGGGTCGGTCGTGGTCGGTGTCGCCTGGCCCGGGCCGGGCACGACGGTGTCCTCCTGGCCGTCGTCCTCGGCCTGCCACACGGACGGGTTGCGGATCAGCTTGGCGTCCTCGTCGGAGACGACGTCGCCCGGCGCGTACACCCGGCCGTTCACGTGCACGTAGCGGGCGACTCTGCGCTGTGCCATGTTCTCGCCCTCCTTTACGCGGCCACGTCCGCGACGAACGTGAGGTCGGGGTTGGCCATGATGGGCAGGCCGATCGCCGCGGCGTGGGTCCAAAGCGCGATCGGGTCGGTGGTGCGGAAGTTGCCGACGACGATGCCGGGCTGGTCGCCGGGCGCCAGGTCATAGTCCGCTTCCTGCGCCTCGAGGGTGAGGCCCATGAGCGTGGCGCCGAGCTCGCTGTCGCCCATCGGGTCGGCAGGCGCCGGCAGGAAGACGACCTTGTCGTCCGGGATGACGCGGCGGGCGGTGCCGGCCGGGTCGATCAGGCGCGCGTCGTACGTGGTGACCGACGGCAGGCCGAACGACATCAGAACGGCGTTGACCTGATCCAGCGTCATCAGCGCCGCCGAGCTGCCGGCGATCTGGCCGCGCATCTGCTCGTTGCGCATCAGCAGCGCCACGACGCGCGTCGACGTGAGGATCGTGCCGGGGTTCTCGCCCACGTCGTTGTTGTAGGTCTGCGCCCACGACAGCAGGTCGTCGAGCGGCGTCGAGGTGGCCAGGTCCGTCCAGGCGGTGGACGCGGTCACCGAGTGACTCGGCGAGCGGTCGAAGTCGACCGTGGCCATCACGCCGTTCTCGGAGATCGTCACGCTGCCGTTGACGATCGCGTCGGCCCGGGCCAGCTCCAGCCGGGCCGCGATCTTGCGGGCGAGCGTCTCGGCGTCGCGGAACACCAGGTTGGTGATCTCCTCGTCGAGGTTGCGCATCCGCAGCTGCTGGTACTCCGTCAGGCGCAGCTTCTCGCCGATCGGCGGAAGCTCGCCCGTCACGCGGCTGACGCCCGGCCGCGCGCCGATCGGCGTCTCGGCGTCGTAGGCGCGGAAGCTGGCGGCCCGCACCAGCTCGTTCGGGCCCCGGTTGAACCGGAACTCGAGGTCGTTGACGTTCCGGTACGGCAGCCAGCGCGCCAGGCTGAACTGGTTGACGGCCCGGTCGGCCAGGCTCTCACGCGCGAAGCCGGTCAGCTCGGCCGGCGTCGCGTACTGGGCGATGAGCTCCATGTGTCAGCCCCCTTACACGTAGACGATCGTGGTGGCGTCGGAGGCCGCGGCCGGCGCCTCGAAGTCCACCGGCAGCTTGGCGACGATGACCCGGCCGTGGTCCAGCAGCGCGCCGACCACGTCGACGGCGTCGGAGGCCGGCGCCTGGACGGAGTCGAGCAGGAACCCGGCCAGCACCTGGCGGCCGTCGGTGGCCGCGGCGTCGTACGGCCCGTACTTGCCGCCGTCGGTGATGAGGCCCAGCGGCAGACCCGACGGGAAGTACCCGTCGGGGTAGTGCGTCGCGGGCGTGAACGTCGAGGTGTCCAGGGTGATGCTGCGCCCGGCGTCGGTGCCGTGGCTGGACCCGAGCCAGGACGCGTCGTCCTGGCCCCAGCTCTCGGTCCGGAGGGTGAGATCCATGTCTCTCCTTCGTGATCACGTCTTGGTGGTGCGCTGTCGGTAGCGCTCCCGTCCGGCGGCGAGTGACCCGCCGTCGCTTCCGCCGCCACGGCCCTGGGAATGATCCGGCGCCGGCGTCCGGCGGCCGCCGGGGCGGCGTTCGTCGGACTGCTCGTCGTCGGCGGACTGCTTGAGCTTGTCGGCCAGCGTCTTGGCCCGGTCGAGGACCTCCTGCTCGGTCTCACCGGTCAGGAAGGCCATCAGCTCGTCGTCCAGGCCGTGCTTGCGCGCGGCCCTCTCCTTCCACAGATCGACCTCAGTCCGCGTGGCCCGGCCGAGCGCTTCCTCCAGCTGCTCTTGCTGGCGCTGCGCCTCGGTCTTCTGCGACTGCGACAGCTCGTCGTACTTGGCTGCCTTGGACTTGAGATCGTCATAGTCGGCGTACTTGGTCCGCTCCCGGCCGAGCCGCTCGCTCACGATGCGGTCGACGTCGGCCTGCGTGAAGGTCGCCGGCGGCTGGTTGCCCTGGCCGCCGTTGTTGCCCGCTCCGCCGTCACCGCCGCCGCCCTCGGGGGCGCCCTCGCTGCCGCCGAGCACCGGCCAGATCGGCCGGCCGCCCTTGAGCAGTCCGATGGCGCGCAGTCCAGTGCGCGGGTGAACAGGCAGATCGTGTGTCGTCATCAGGTTCTCCGTGAGCCCGTCGGCGTAGGTGTCCGGCCTTGTGCGCGGCCGTGGCGCTTCCCGCCAGCGGGCGGGTGGTCTGTGGGTCAGGCGGCCTGCTCGCCGCCCTGCTCGCCGCTCTGGCGGCGCTGCTCGGCTAGGTAGCGGCGCAGCCCGTTGAGGCTGCGGCCGCCTTCCCGCCACAACCGCTCCGCGGCCTCGTACTCGGCGCGGCCCGGCCACTCTTCCCGGGCGAACACGGGCACCGCGATGCAGTCGCAGCGGTCGTGGTACGGCTCGCCGGTGCCGTCGCGCAGCAGCGCCGCGCTGGCGCTCTTGTAGACGGGGCCGCGCGACACGAGCATCAGGCAGAACGCGCACGTGCTCGTTCCGGTGGCCACGCGGGCGTAGCCGAGGGCCTCCGGGTCGTGCCGGGCGGCGTCGACGATCGCCTCGCGGCCGGCGTCCTGGGCGTGCCGTACGACGACGGCGGCCGCCTCCTGGCGCACGAGCTCGGGCACCGCCTGGCCGTCGTCGAGCCCGGCCAGGCGGCCGCGGGCGACCCGCCGCAGCGCCTTGTCGAGGGCCTCGGGCGGGTAGTTGCGGCGCGGGAACTCGATCGGGCCCTCGGGCGCGCCCTGCAGGACCCGCTGCCCGCGATAAAGCCGCTCGGCCGCCCGCCACGACTCCGTCCGCGACCGCATGACGATCGGGTACAGCGCCTGTACGAACGCCCGCCACTGCTGATCGGACGGCCGGGCCTGCAGCACGCCGAGCAGCGGCATGAGCAGCTGCAGCAGCCTGGCCAGGACGCCGGCCTGCTGGCGCCGGTACTCCTCCGGGGTCACGCGGCCGCGTCCTCATCGTCGACGACCGGCTCGTCCTGTTCCTCTTCGGCCAGGAAGCGCACTGCGGGGTCGTCGTCGGACAGCTGCCGCAGCCGGCGCCGGTACTCCGGCCCCCAGCCCATCTGTTCCCATGCGGCCTCGCGCGGCAGCAGCCCTGCCTGCACAAGCTTGACGATCGCGTCGGCCTTGGCCGCGAAGGTCGGCGTGGCCGGGTCGCGCCACACGGTTTCCAGCCGCACCGCGTCGTTCGGGTCGAGGCCCTTGACGAGCATGGCGCGCCGCTGCGCCGCCTCCCACGGCCCGGACAGGCTACGGATCTGGCGCTCGGCCCGCTTGACGAACCGCGCCTCGCTCGAGCGGATCGCGTCCGCGCTGGCCGGCTGGTCGCTCGTGAACCCGAGGTAGTGCGCCGGCATGCCCGTCATGGCGGACACGGCGCGGGCGTACCAGTTGAGCACCTCGGTGAAGTTGCGCAGGTCGGCCGCCGGGAACTGGCCCACCTTCGCCTGGTCGTTCATCAGGGTCAGGAACCGGCCGAGGTACGCCTGCCACGCCGGGATCGGGTTCCCGTCCTGGTCCTTGAAGTCGTCCTCACTGGCGCCGAGCACGTACCTCTGCGGCACCGACAGTAGCTCTTGGGCACCCTGCAGGTTCGTCAGCGACCTGCAGGCGGCATCCGTGAGGCCCATGATGTCGCGCATCTCGGTGTGCCCGGCCCGGTTGCGGATGCGCTGCCGGTTCGCCACCGGCACCACCAGCGAGACGCCGAGCTTGTGGTCGTCGGCCTTGTCCTCTTCCCACTGGCCGTCGCGCCGCCGGTAGTGGACCGTGCGGTTCTCCAGGTAGAGGGTGGCGTGCGTCGCCGGCGTGCCGTCCTCGTCGTCGCTGTAGAGCCGGGCCGAGGCGATCACGCGTCGCGTCCGCGGGTCGGTCACCGCGGTCATGTAGCGCGGCGACTCCACGGTCATGACCGGCGGATCGCTTCTCGCGTCCGGCGAGCCGACGGTGATGAAGCCGCCGCCCGTGATGAGCTTCTCCAGGTGCAGCAGCCCGGACTCCTCGTCCAGGTCGTTGGCCTGCCACCAATCCCACAGCCGCTCGTCGGTCCTCGTGCTGCCGCCGAGCCGGAACCCTTCGATGTCGAGCCTCTCCTCGAGGCTGTCGACGTACATGCCGGGCCAGTTGATGACGGTGGCCAGCTGCTCGAGCTCGGGTGGCAGCGCCAGGCCGAGCGCCTGCAGCCGCCGCTCGCCCTCGTAGTAGCCGTCCAGCGTGTCCAGTCGTCGCTGATTGCGCTGGATACGGCGAATCAGCTTGCGCAGGATCTGCACATCCAACAGCGACAGGTCGATCACCGCAACACCACCACCCTCCGGTCGGTCTTGCGCCGCTGCTTCGAGGGCGGCAGAGCCAGGTAGTCCTTGCGCGCCAGGCGGGCGATGATGCCCGTTACCGCGGCGTCGATCTTGTAAGGCGAGTGGCGGGACTCCTTGCCGATGCTGACGCCGTACTGGTTCGGCCGCCGGCGGGCGTTGAGTGCGTGCCGGCGCGTCCGGGGGTCGCCGTCGTGGGTCAGGTCGCCGGCGACGATCGCGGCGTGCGTGGCTTCGCACTCTTCGGTGAACCGCCGCAGCACCGCGGTACGCTCCCGGCCGCCCTGCTGAGGGCCGGCGTCGTCGTGGCGGTCCTGCGTGGATCGCATGTCGAACCGCACGGGATTCTTCGGGTTGGCCTTCGCGCACACGCGGCCGCCGTACTTCTCGCCCCACTGGTCGACGTACGACAGCAGCGGGCCGGGCTCGGCGTAGAACGCGACGACGTCGAGCCGGTCGAACGCGCGAGCCACCGCGGCGTCGAGCTCGAGCCGCGGCACCTCCCAGTCCGCAGCTTCGGGTCCGTCCGGCGGCTCCCACACCTCCCACGTGAACAGGTGCCCGTCGGAGATCCGGCAAACCATCATCGCCGTGGCGTCGCCGGACTTGGACAGGTCAGCGGCCAGCGCCACCTGGTCGCCGTCGGCCAGGACCTTCGTGGCGTCGGCGCAGGCGTCCCACTGCGGCGCCTTCAGCCACGCGTCGCGGGCCTCGGTCGGGCGGTTGAAGTACTTGCGTTCGGAGTCGTCCGGGCTCGAGCTCACGTCCCAGATGCGCTCGATGATGAACGACCGGTCCACCCACCAGCAGTCGTCATAGACGAAGTCCAACGCGCGCCGCAGCGACTTCTCGTCGGCCATGTCCGTGTCCGGCGGCGCGATGCGCGCGTCGTACAGGATGCGCGTCTGGCCGCGCGTCTTGCCCTCTTCCTGCGCCAGCCACGCCCGGTAGGACGCCTCGGCGACGCTGCCCTGCTCGGGCTTCCACGCGTTGCAGGTCTCCAGCATCCGGGAGCCGGACTTGGCGAGGTTGTCGGCCAGCGTGTTGTAGAAGGTGGGGCCGCCGTTGGACGGCAGCCAGTGCTCTGTCTCGTCGCCGACGATGAACGACGCCTCTCCACCTTCCGCGGCCGTCGACGAGCTCGTCAGCACGTGCAGGGCCCCTTCGGGCTGCATGTAGTACTGCGTTTTGCCCGGGTCCAGGTTGAAGTCCCGGACCAGCCGCGAGCCCTTCGGCGCCAGGGCCCGCACCATGCGCATGGTGTTCTCGGTCTGCGACTCGGCCGTGGCCGCGATCTGCACCAGCGGCATCGTCACCCGGCGGCCGCGCACGCCTCCGGGCAGGTCCGGATCGAAGTCGTCCACGCGGACCGGCGCGGTCAGCTCGCCGAGCGCCACCAGGGCCGCGAAGGGGCTCTTGCCGGATCCCTTGGCCAGGCGGCGCACCGCGCGCCGGTACAGCCACGCCCCGGACTCGTCGACGGCGTACCACCACAGCAGGAAGCGCAGCTGGGAGTTGACGAACTCCCAGCGCTTCCCCGCCCTCGGCCCGTTGGGGTGCTTGAGGTACTTGGTCGCCCACCGTACGAGCTCCCACCCGAGCGTCCACCTCGGCAGCCCTTCGGGCAGGGTGATCAGGCGGCTCGCCGGGTCAGCCGCTGAGGCGCTTTTGGTACTCATCGATCGCCACGACTGCTGCCTCCTCGTCGCCGTCCATCTCGCCGGCGCGCTCCAGCTCCAGCCGCATCCGCCGGCGTGCGCCCTCGGTGGTGAGCAGCTCGGTGGCGCCGGCCGCCCACGCGGCGACCATCTGCGCCGAGACGCGGGAGCGTTTCTTGAGCTCGCGGCTGAGCAGCTCGGCCCACACCCTCGCCTGCGCCCAGTCGCTCGGCTCGTAGAAGGCCGACTGGCCGGACTCGGCGAGCGAGTCGTACCACTCGCGCGCCAGGGGGTGCCATCGGGCCTCGGCCGCCGGCGGCGCCACACGGACGGACCGGGACGGCGCCTTGGTGACCTCGCCGCCCTCCGGTTTGTTGGTGCGGCGGCGCTGGTCGGACCGCTTCGGCACGGGGCCGCGGGTGCCCATCGCTCACCTCCTGCCGTCACATTCCGTAGTCGGCGCGGCCGGCTCGCGGACCTGAAAACCCGTAGCGGGTGGCAGCGGCTATGACACAGCGGTCTAGGGCCAGCCGGGGCCGGGGGTTACCCCCCTGGGTCGTCACGCGGCGTGATGTCGAGCGCTGCGCTGATCTGATCGCAGATGTCGCGCATCATGGTCCACATCTCTCGGGCCGCGTCGCCGGCCGCGACGTCGACGCGCACCGCGGCCGCGTGCCGCCAGGTGTCGGCCAGCGCTCGCGCTCTGCCGATGGCCGCCTCAGCCTGCTGCGCTCGCATGGTGGTCGCGCGATGGTCCTGACGTTCGCGCAGCAGCGCTTCCTCGGCCAGGCGCAGCTTCAACTCCATGACGCTGTGCGTCACAGGTTGTCGTACCCGTCGGAGTCGACGTCGTTGGCGACCGCGATGAGCGCCCGCTGCGTCACCCAGTCGGTGCCGGACGAGACGCGCAGCACGACGGACACGCCGCCGTCGGGCTTGTGCACCTTGGCGATGAGCACCGCGTCGGAGACGAGGTCGTCGTCGGCCAGGTCCAGTTCGATGCCGAGCTGGTCGATGGCTCGGTGCATGGCGATCTCCTAGGCGGTCAGGCCCGGGTGCGGGTCGGGCGGCCGGTTTCGGGGGATGCGGCGCGCGTTGGCGGCCTCGGCGCCCTGCCTGCTGCTCTTGCGCCGGTGGTGCCCGGCGCACTTGGCGGCGAGGTTCTGCAGGCGGTGATCGTCCCTGTCGCCGAGGTGGTCGACGTCGGTGGCGCGCTCGCCGCAGCGGTTGCCGGTGTCGGCGCGGATGTGCGTGCACTGGTAGCCGTCGCGGCGCAGGACAGCCCGCCTGATGTCCGGCCAGTTGGGCGGGAGCGTGTGGCGTCGCGTGCTGCCCTTCCAGCCGGGCATTAGCTCACGGCTCTCACGATGGCGTGGAAGATCGCGTCCTTGGCCCGCTGCTCGGCGGGCAGTTCGCCGTAGGGCACGAGGCACGGATGCGTCTTGGCGTCGGCGTCCTTGACGTCGCCATAGGTCCATCCGTCGGCTTCCTTGTGCGCGCGCCAGGACTCATGCAGCTGCTCGGGAGTGGCGCCGGATCGGGCCGTCTCGACGCCGGCCACTGCGGACTCGCGCTGCCATTCGGGTGCGTCTTCCCAGGCGGGCGACGGGGCGGGGTCGTTCGTCAGTGCCTGAACGGCGCGGTTGGCCTCATGGCAGATGCGCGCGACCCAGTCCACGGGCATGGTGATGCTCACTCGCTTGCCTTTCTGATCAGGTGGTCAATCTTGGCCTCGATGCGCTCGAGGTCGCGGGCGCCGGCGCGGAACATGACATGCTTGGCGGCGAGCAGCTGCACGGCCTGGAAGATGAGCTGCAGCCACTCTGACTGCCAGTTCTCGAAGGTCGCGGAGGCTCTCCCCATGATCAGCACACCTCCCAGTCACTGGGCTAACGTCCAACTGACCTACCACCAGATCCAGCTCCGGGATGCCGAAGAGGGCGGGCCGGCACCTCTGGAAACCCAAGGCAACGGGCTGATCGTGGTAGATGACGAACCCGACGGTGCGACGATCTTGACCGGCATCGCGATCGGCGCCGTCGATGTCGAGGTGCAGCTGACGGATGCGCCCCCAGGCCTCGATCTGGACAGTTGGGAAGAGGTAGTCGAGGTCTCCATCGAGTCCACCACGGGATCGCTGATCGTGTGCGGGCTCGATGGAGATCTCCCCGACCTACCTAATCTCGCCCACCACGGAAGCGGCTTCTATCGCCTACGAGTACACGCGCGCGGGCGCGATACCGACCCGGATGGGTCGGCCAACACTCCTCTGCCGTTCGAGCACTACCTGATCATCTCCTGGCCCGCCCCGTCTGCGCCCGAACAGGCTTTCAAACACACCGACGCCTTCGGGCGCGAGAGGCGCAATCCGAAGCTGTAGAACGCTCTCTTCCATGAGGAACGCGCAGTCCATGACGCGCACCTGGAGGAGGCAGCTCGCCGGTTCGCTGTGGCGTTCGGCGACGGCGCCCCAGTCGCGCAGGGGCTTCATCGGTTGCGCCGGTCGCCGGGCCAGAAGCCGTTCGTTTCGTAGTGCCATTGGGCGCAGATCCGGCGGGCGCGTTCGTTGCCCACGTGCTTGTCGAGCTCGCGGACGCAGCGTGTGAAGTCGCCGGGTGTGCCCCATCTGATCTTGATGGCGCCTGTGCCGCGCTTCCAGTAGTTCTCGAGGTTCTGTCCTGCGGTGGCCACGGTCACCTCCCGGGCGTTGATGGAAAGCGGGGGTTTGTCGTGGGTGGTGCCTGCACACTGGGAGGTGTGAGCCACGACCGAGGGGAGACGGTGATGCTCGTGGATGAGATGGAGCGGCTGCTGCGTGCGCCGCTGGCCAGCGGGAACGCGGACGCGTGGGAGCGTGGCCCGGACGCCTCGCACGGGTTCGGTGATCCGTCGGCGCCGGTGGAGTGCCGTGTGCTGCTGGTCGTGGGCGAGTGGGCCGAGGTGGTGACGGAGCACCACGGCGTCGGCGACGATCCGCTGCGGGTGCCGGCGGCCGGGCTGGCCGATCAGCTCGGTGTGGCGGTCGATGCGCTGCCGGGGCTGAGGTTCTCGGGTGTGGTGGGTGACGACGGCCTGGTCACGGGCGTGTCGCTGGTGTCCTGATCTGGTCTTTCGTGGCGGGCCGGTCGTGCTGATCGGCCCGTTTTTCTTCGCCCAACTTGTTGCAAATCACCATTCCAATGCTGCATAATAGAGATGTCGGAAGGGGCTGGCACCCCCGACCGGCAGCAGATTGAAAAGTCCACAGCGGAAAGGAAGGAAACATGGCAGACAGCCATGAGGAACGCCGACGCGAGCTGATCATCAAGCTCACCGAGACGTTCCGACTCCTCCGGGCGGCACTCGCCGACCTGCCCATCCCCATCCAGATCGCCCCCTCCATGGCTTCCGAGCCCGAGGATGTCGACCGGATGCTCGAGAGGGCACGGGAAGCCCTCCAGGACGAGCCGATGCACGAAGGTGCTCGGACCCACCTGGACATGGCGATCCTGGCATTCGCCTCGGCGTTCGATGTGGCGCACATCGCGCACCATCGTGAGGCGATGCAGTGGCGATACGACGGGACGCTCTTCCTTCTCGGCCAGACCGTAGCGAACATCACGCTCGCAACGCTTCTGGCGGACGAGGAGTCCTAGCCGCCGCCGTGGTCCCGGGCAGCCAGCCCGGGACCACGGTCCCCGCTGGACTGATCTGCTGATCTCCGGAGAGTGGCGGGCACGGCCGGGCCCGCCACGCATCCGGGCCGCATGAGACGTTGATGGGCCTGGCAGGGCGGACCGTGAAGGTCCTGAATGGCACCCCTGCCAGGCCCAGCAGACTGATCGTCCACTCGCAAGAGAGGAAGACGCTTCCATGGTAGCTCCCCGGCGCGTGATCGCCCCAGAGATCGCCGAGCGGTACGGACGTGCTCTGGACACGGTCAAGGAGACCTGGCGCAAGCATCCGGAGTGGCCGGCGGCTGTAGGCCGGCGCGGCCGGTGGGCCGAGTACGACGCCGACGCCGTCGACGAGCTCGTGCGCCGGGTGTTCCTGCGCGAGCCGACGCCGGCCGAGGGCGATCCGGACGACCTGCTGACGATCGCCGACATCGTCACGTACACGGGCCTGGCGCGCGGCACGATCGCGGCCGACATCTCGCGCGGCCGCTGGCGCGAGCCGGACGAGGAGGCGCACGGGGTGAAGCGCTGGAAGCGCAGCACCGTCGACGAGATCCTCGAGGGCCGCCGCGGCTACCACCGCAGGAAGGCCGACGGTTAGACGATGGGCAGCTGCCCGGCCAGCATGACGGGCTGTTCGACGGGTGCGGTCACGCGCGCCCACACGTCGTAGGTGCCGACCGGCAGCTCGTTCGGGCTTCCCGGGCCGACGAGGACGCGCGCCTCGGCGCCCTCGCGGGTGATGCTCGCGGTGTTCCACTCGGCCGCTCTCCAGTCGTCCTCGGTCGGTTTGACGCCCACGCCGGTGAACGCCAGCTGTACCGTCTCGGTGCCGTAGGCGCCCTCGATCCACACGTACACGTACGGCCTGGACAGGGACGAGATGGCATCCACCCGTGGCCTCCTCTCCGGTCGGGCGTAAGGTCCATCCGTCGATGGACCTTTCGTCAGTGGGCGACGGACGACCAGCGCAGGCGAGGCCGGCCCGCCACCCATCGGACGCGCGGCGAGGCGGCGGCCCAGGCGACGCGGACGGGCCCGGCCCGCATCGGCCGGGCCGCGTACACCACCGGCGTGATCGGCAGCGCGACGTCGGCCTCGGCCACCAGGCCGAGCGCACTCGAGTTGATGCGCAGCGCGGTGTCGAGCTCGGCCGCCTGGCCGACCTCGAGGACCGAGACGCGCACCATCGGCTGGGCTGAGTCGACCGCCAGGACCTGGCCGACGGCGCGCTGCAGGCCGGCCGCGACCGCGGCCGCGGCGTCCCCCTCGGCCGCCTGGCCCAGCGCGCGGATCTTCCTCCCGGTGACCGGCAGCGCCGTGTCGTCCTCGCCGGTCTGCGGCACGGGCGTTCCGACGAGCGGCGCGATGTGCCGGGCGGTGCCCGTCTCGGCGACCTGACTGACCTGCGCGGCGTGGGCGCGGCCCATCGGTGAGACGCCGTCGAGCTCGGACGCTTGGCCGCCGAGCGCCCGCTGCTTGCGGCGGCCGAGCAGCTGCGCGGCCGCGTCCTCGGCGGCCTGGCCGACCTGGCCGCGCTTGGTCGCCGCGATCGGATGCGCCGCCGCGGTGGTCGCGGCCTGGCCGATGCCGCGCGTCTTGCGGCCGCTGACAGACCGGGCCGCGTCGCCCTCGGCGACCTGGCCGACGGTGGCGGACTGCTCGGGCGAGGCCGAACCGATCTTCTCGTCTGCGATGGCGACGTCGTCGAGGTACCAGTACCCGGTGTCGCGCTGCAGGTGGAACTCCGCGCCTTCGGGCTTGCCGTTCGGCCACGCCAGAGTGGTGGAGATCGCGTAATCGTCGTGGGCGCTGGAGTTGGCGGCCAGGTACAGCCACATCTCCACTGTGCCGTTGCCGGCGGCGCCGATCGTGTAGCGCAGCTCGATGCGCACCCACTGCTCGGTGGGGACCGGGGTGGTGAACCCGGCCGCGGCCGTCTCGGAGAACCCGGCGTATGCGGTGATCTCCCGGTCGGGGAAGATCCACACCGCGGATACGACGCCCGCCGAGCCGAGCAGCACGAACACCCGCTGCGCCGCGGTGGGGGCCGCGACGAGCCACAGGTACAGCCGGGCACAGAAGACGTCCCCGGGTTGCGCGACCGCCCGCCAGTCGAGGTGACAGTCGACGCCGGCGGCCGGGTTCACGGCGGCCAGGCCGGCGCGGGCCTGCACGTTGGTGTACTGCAGGCTGCCCACGACGCTGTTGAACGGGTCGCCGCTGGCGCCGCCAGAGTTGCCGGTGGTGATCGTCTCGCCGTGCGTGCCGCCGTCGAAGACGTTGCCCCGGACGATCCCGCCTCCAAAGGTGAAGGTGAGGTCGTCGATCCATGCGGCGTCCGCGCCGGCCGGGACGGACACGTCCTTGAAGTACCGGAAGATGACCGTGGTCGCGGCCGACACGTCGAAGGTGTCCGACTGCGTCCATGGGATCTCGCCCGACAAGCCGCCTTCCGGGTACTGCTCGACGCCGTCGATCAAGAGCTGGAACTTGTCGAACGTCTCCTCAGAGCTCACCAAGTACCAGAACCGCATGCCGGTCGCGCCGGGCGGAACCGTGACGATGGCGTCAGTGGTCTGCTCGTCGGTGATGACGCCCGAGCGCAGCGACGCGCCGCTGTCGTGTCCCTCGGTGGTGTCTCTGGTCCAGCCGGTGTCGCCGCCGGCGGTGATGGTGACGACGTAGGTGGCGTCCTCGAAGTCCTCGACGAGCTGCGTTCCGCCGGTGCCCACGCCGTGGTGCGTGATCGTCAGGCGCGGGTCGGTCGTCGTGCCGCTGGCGTCGGCGGTGGCGAACTGGACGAACTCCCGGGCGGTCGGTGCCGTTCCGGTGCGCTGCTTGGACGAGGACGTGAACAGGCGTACCATGCCTGTCTTGAGGCCCGGCACGGACAAGAACGCCGGCTGGCTGTTCAGCGTGTAGTACTGGTTCAGCGTCCCCATGCTGTTGGTGTTGATGCTGGCCAGCAGCGTGTAGGTGTTGAGGGTGTTGCCGGGCCGGTAGTCGGCGGTGGTGAGCGTGTCGCCCCAGTCGAACGCTCTGGCCTCCACCACGAAGTTGCCGCCGGCCAGGTTCTGGCCGGTCTGGTACAGCGCCAGCTGGACCGCCGTCACCTCGTCGCTGTCGGTGATGGCGCTCGTGTCGAAAGCCCAGTACTGCTGGTAGCAGCTATACGTGCTGACGAAGAACTGGCCGGTCGCGGAGAAGGCGCCCGTGGTGTCGTTCAGGATGGTGCCGGTGCCGTTCCGGGCGGCGGCGTACGTATTGCCCTGGCCCTCGAGGCGGCCGTCGGCCGGCTCGCCGTAGATCACCGTGACGGTGCCCGCGGTGCGCCATCCGCCGGGGTTCGGCGTCTCGTCGATCGAGTCCCAGACGGACTCCCAGAACGCGGCCGCGGGGTCCTGCCGCCCGTCCCTCGTGACGGTGGGCGGGTTGATGATCCGCCGGTGGGGGTCGATCGGCACCTCACGGCCCTGCGCGTCGTGCAGCTGCACCCACGCGTCCACGCCGACGGGCTCGCCGGCGGCGTTGCGGATGACGGCAGGCTCGGCGAGGACCTCGAGCCGGTGGCCGTGCCGGGTCTTGTGCAGCCGATCGCCGGCGGCGTGCTGCTGCCAGTCCCGGTGGCACGCGTCCTTGACCGCGGCCGCCCGCTGGCTGCAGGTGTCAGTCATCAGGCGGGGGCGGCCCGGTAGAAGCCGAGGCTGTTGATCTGCGCGACGACATCGGAGCCGTCCGGTGTGATGCCGAAGTCGTGGGCGCTTATCGGGATGATCTGGGCGTCGGTCGACGAGGGGGCCGGCCTGTAGCAGACGAGCAGCTTGGACCAGGCGCCGCCGGTGGCCTGGACAGCGGTCCAGGTCTGGTCGGGGATGTCGATGTCCACGCGGTCGTTGTCGTAATCCGGCTCGTACAGGGCTAGATCAGCGGCGAGCAGCACCTTTCTGCTGTATCCGGCGTTGGTGGCCTCGTTGGTGTTGCCGAGCACGACGTCGGCCAGGCTGACCTTGTCGCGCAGCACGGCGTCGGACTCCACTCCCGAGGCGGCCAGGGCGACGACGAGCAGCGCCGAGTTCGCCGGGTCGCCGTTCTTGACGCGCCAGTAGAACTCGACGGCGCGGCCCAGCGCGATGTTGAACGGGAAGTCGGCCACGAGGGGATCCTCCAAGCTGCTCGGCCGCTCCTCGCGGCGGTGGTGTACGGCGGCCGCCGGCGGGCGGGTGGATGGCAGGGCCGGACCTGTAGCCCTGCCATCCGTCCTCCCGGCCTCGCGGCCTTTCCCTCAACCTCCCGGCCACGCTCGCCACGTGGTCGGAAGCATGTCAGCGGCCAGGCCGCACGCCACGGGGAGACAGCGCGGGCCTGGCCGCTCGTCAGTGCGGCAGTGGCGGGTTGAGCGGCATCCTGCCGACGCGTCCGGGGCCCGGGCGCTCGCCGGTGGGGGAGACAAGCGCCCGGGGGCTAGGTAGGGGCGCGGCGCCTGGTCGGTGGTGGGACCGGCGGGGGTCGGCGCGCACCGGTGAGAGTCCGCCGGTCCCTTTCGGCCGATTGAAGAGCCGAGATCTCAGGCTACTTTCTCCCGCTGAACACTCCCGCCAGGTACAGAAGTGTGGTAGATTTTGAGGTGTCGGGACGGGGGGTGAGAGCCCCGGAACCGGCGGCCGATTGAGAACTCAACAGAGGAGAGCCGATGGGAAAGCGCACCAGCGCCTACCACAACACCAGCGTCACCGTCAGGTACGCCGGTGACCACGAGACCCACGTCGAGAGCATCCTCGACACGCTCCGGATCATGCTCCCGGGCCTGATCATCACCATCACGGATCTGAACGCCGTGTGGTGCATCTGGAAGGGCTGGCACGAGGCGGCGGACATCGCCCCGCAGATCTTCACCGACGAGCGCGCCACGCCCTACCTGATCAGCCCGGTCACCCGGATCCAGACGGCGGTCACCATCACCGGATGGCAGCCGGGACGCCAGGTGTGGGGCAAGACCCGCACCCACTCGGCCAGCGGGTGCGGGGAGCTCCGGGTCAGGGTCGGCGGGCTCACGATCATCTGCGACGATCGCCCCGCCTTCGACCGGCAGCTCGCCACCTGGGCGCTCGCCTACGACACGGGCAAGCGGATCACCTGGCGCGGCAAGCTGGCCGACATCTAGCAGAAGTGGGGGCGGGCGCACCGCCCGCCCCCACTCGTCCACATCGGCGTCCCGCCTCTGCTGAGTTCTCCACAGAACGCCGTTCTAGGACGCGGCGCGGCCCGCCCGGCCGACAGCCTGGGGTGGTCACGAGAGGGGAGCATCACCATGTACGAGATCCGAGACGAGCGCGGCAACGTGCTCGACACCCGGGAGACGTTCGACGCGGCCGAGCAGCGCGTCGAGGCGCTGTGTGCCGAGGCGACCAAGCAGGCGGCCGCGAGCGGTGAGGGCACACGCGGCATGACGCTGAGGTGGACGGTGGTCGACGCGGACAGCGGCGAGGTGGCCGCCGTCATGAGCATGTCGCCGGACGACAGCGGCCGCCCGTACCGGCCGATCAGCGAGGCCTCGCCCGAGCGTGAGGGGCAGGCGTGATCCCGGCCGGACGTGATGCCGTCGACGGGGTCGGCGCCGCCGAGATCCTGGGCATCAGCCCGCAGACGTTCCGCAACCGGCGAGTGGCCGCCCGAGAGGGTTTCCCGCGCCCGTTCAACCCCGGCGCCCGGAAACCCCTGTACGACCGCGCCAGCGTCGAGGCGTACCGAGACGGCCGCCGGCTGCCCACGTGGCCGGTCGGCACCCGGGAACACCCTGACGACCTCCTGGACGGCCCAGAGGCGGCCGAGGTCCTCGGCATCGAGTACGGCACGCTGCGCCACTACAAGGCCGAGGGACGGCTGCAAGCAACGGATGTGGTGTGCGGGGTGCCGCACTGGCGACGCGCGGCGCTCGCTGCGCGGCGAGACAACCCGGGCAAGGCCGGGCGGCCGTCCAAGGGATAGCCGAGCCCGGGCATGCGAAAGGCCCGCCAGCGCGGCGGGCCTTCGTCTCCTAGCCGATCACAGGATCGCGTTCGCGCAGGTCAGTGTCAAGCATCGCCGCCGGGCATGTCGGCCGGCCCGCCTCCGTTGAGCAGCGCCAGCACATCGCCGATCCGGTAGAGCGGCCGGCCGATATCGTCGGCGCCGTGTGAGACGATGCGGCCGCGGTGCGCGTAGCCGCGGATCATGCTCGGCGTGAGGCCCGGCCGGAACGCTGCGAGCGCCCGGGCGATCTCCGTAGCGGTGCCGAGGTGATCGGCCACTTGCCGCAGCAGCCACCGCTCGCGCGCCGTGGCGCTGTGCGTCGCGCCGCAGGACCGGCACCGGATGAGCCGGTCACCATGCCGCACGTACAGATCGGCCTGGCACCCGTCGACGTCGCACGGCCCGGCGTACCAGGTCGCCGGCGGCCGGTCGATCGCACGCCGGGCCAGCCGGATGGCGTCGCCCAGCTCGTCGATCGCCTCGACGAGCGCGGCGTGGCCGAGCAGCGCGGCCCGCTGCCGCAGCAGCCAGCGGGCCAGCCCGGCCAGCGTGTCCGGCGGGACGCGGCCGCGGTGCGCCCACCTGCAGGACGGGTGGTCGCAGACGCGGCATAGCGGCCCCGCCCGGGTCTCGTCGACGGACAGCGCCCGATACCAGCCGGCCAGCGCCGACCGCAGCACGCTGATCGCCTGGCGGGCGCGTTCGTCGTACGGCAGCGGGGCCCGCCGGACGGTGAGCCCCACCTCCCGGTCCTCGTCGAGAGCCTGCAGGCGGCCGCCGTCCGGGTTCTCGATGCGGGTCTGGCGGGTGAGCGCCAGCTCGAGGTGGTGCTCGAGTGAGGGGACGTCGGCCAGGTCCCGAAGCAGGCCGGCCGAGCAGGCCCGGCACGCGGACAGGTGGCCAGGCATGCTGCGGCCGCAGCTCGGGACGGGACAGGGCATCGGCATGTCGGGGAGGCTCCAGAGGTGTGGAAATGAGGAAGATAGCGGGCGAGCATTCAGCGGCACATGTTCAGCCGTCGCGGGTGGGGGCGGTACTCCTGAAGCGGTATAGCGTTCTCAGTTGACGCGTCCTACCATTGCCCAGCGACATCATCGCCCCGACCGGCCGACGTCGGGCTGCATTTTCACCCCCACCTGCTCCGCTCGTTGTTGAAGGCGAAGCGGAACGCCGGGTTTTCCCGTATCACATATTTCCCCATAGTCAAGATCTTGAATGATTCCACTTAGCGCATCATGGTGGCAATAAGACGGCTAGCACGAAGCCCTATTATTCAAGCTCAACGAAAGGGAGATCATGCAGCGCTTTTTAAGGGTCATTCTAATCTTAGTTGCCATCGTATGCTTATCGGCACAATCTCTACCATCGGTGTCAGCCTCTACTCAATCAACCCACCAGGCGCCGATGTCCAGTTCTGGTACAGGCGGCAAGATAGGCCCCGAGGGCAGGCTCGCCATCAAGCTGGATGCACAAGACCAACCCAAACTCGAACATCCAGCCGTGGAAAAGATCTTAGCCGAGGCAAAGGTGAGAGGGATTCCACCAGCGAATGCATTAAAGAGCTACGCCCTAGAGCTAGTGAAGAGGAATCCAGAAATAGAAGGCAGCCTTCCAGACGGGCCGGTCCCTGACCCCGATATTGAAATTGACGGGATCCCATACGCGGAGCTAATTGACTTGGACCGCTTCGCCAAGTCTAATAATATGGATCTAGCCGAAACCATAAGCCGCTACAGTTGGGCTCCGAGAATAAATCCCATCGCTGCACAACTGCGTTCAGAGCATGCAGCGGAAATCGCAGATATCGCCATAATCGATGATGGTAAAGCCGTTCGCATGGGGTTTAAGGGTGAAGTCCCGGACAAGGCGGTAGAGCTGGCAAAGACGCTGCCTGTCGAAGTTTTTATTTATGCAGATAAAGGTTTTTCGGAGGTAGAGCTAGAAGCGGCAAAGAGATCGGCGCATGACGAGGTCCTAAAGCGCAATGAAGTCGCTGCCGTTGCTAGCAGTTATGACGCAGAAAAAGGTCTAATAAGCATCAGGGTGAGACCCAAGGAGATCCCTAAAACCAGCGCCGACACCGCTAATTTGGAAGCATCCATCCGTCCAACGCAGCCTTCAAATCCTGTCATTTCCGTATCCGTATCGATAGATGAAGAGCTTGAGATTCGTTCGATCGATCAATACCTCCGAGGCGGTGGCGTTAATACTCCGAAGTGCACTAACGGCTTCAATATAATTAATTCCTCAACGGACGCCAGGGAGACGCTGCAAGCTCGGCATTGTGCCGACGAGCTGTATCTGATCTACCATAATCACTCGGACTATGACGGAAACACTACAACCATGGCACGCAATGGGCGGGCGACGGAATTCGATCTGGCGAGATACCAGGGAGGTGGTCTTACTCGCACCCGCACGTTCTATTACGACTGGAACCTTCCGCGATATGCCCATGATGTTGGAACCTCTCCTGTCATAGGCCAACCCATATGCAAGTTCGGGAAAACGACTGGCGCTACATGCGACGCTATAACGGCTCTGAATGTCGATCTCACGAGTCGAGTCGGCGATGGCCAGACATGGCGAGGCAACATCGAGACCGACCGCATCAGCGATCGTGGTGATAGCGGCGGGCCAGCATATTACGGGAACAGAGCATGGGGCATATCATCTGCAGACAGTGGAACTTGCTCGCTCTGCGATACCGCTACATGGTTTGTAGCGGTAGATCGAGTCAACGATCCAGGAGGTTTCGGTGCGAACTGGAACGTCTGGGTGTGCTCCACATGCTGAGCAGCGGGGCCTGAACCCCTAAGAGTCGGCTCCGGCGAAGCACGCTATACCCAGAAGGTATGGGTGATCTCAATACAGGGATCACCCATATCGCACATCTATGGTTTGATATATGCATGGTTGGCAGAAGATCAGAAATCTTGCCGGTTCGCTCGAGCATATATCGGGCAGCCTTAGCCGCCTCCCTCCTAACCGCCGCTGCATGTGGAGCTGATTCGGCAACTCTAAGAATCATCGGCACAGATCCCATCATTGTCGTCCGAGACGCAAGTGTTTCAGGCCTAGCCGAACGCACGGGTACCGTGCTATACGATCGACAAAGCAAATGCCTCCGCATTGATTTAAACCAGCCCGATGAGGCAATTCCAGTATGGCCGAGCGGGACCACTCCGCTCATTACTCACGGCAAACGAGGCGTAAAGGTGCCAGGTGTCGGCGATATAGTGGAAGGCGACATAATAGCCCTGGGGGGCGGTGCGGCCCCATGGAAACTTAGCCCTCCAGACGGAATTAAGATACCGCGAGGGTGTCTTCCTCCTGGGCCGGAAGGGACCGCGTTCATCATCGGTAGGGTAATTCGCAAGGAATAGATATCAGGCGGCCCAACAGTTCAGGTCCAAGCACGGCGCTGATGTGACGCATCGCGATCTCGCCGTGACACACCAGGTCCTTGTAGGTGCGTTCTAGAGCTCACCTCTGTTGCCCGCTGGCCGCGGGCTGAATATGCGCCTCGGCCACTGGCACGCCGCGGTGGCAGTAGCACGGCCAGCCCAGCGGCGGCCGCTCACCTCTCCCAGGGGGAGCGGCCAGAACGCGCAGTCGCCGCAGGTTTGCGCATGACATCCGGCAGGATGTGCGTCGGCGTGAGCTTGACGGGTGGGGCTTGGTACGCCATACCTTCGCCTGCTCGTCGGTGATCGCGCCACGGCCGAGGCACTCGAAACACCGCTCGCCGGACGGCCAGCGGCCCTTTCCGTCGCATGCGGGGCACTGCCAGGGGAAGATGGTCAGCCCGCCCCCTGGCGCCGTCTCAGGCGCGCCTACAGAGCCGCACACGTGGATCACACGCTCGGTCATGACGGCTGCCTTTCGTGGTGGCGTAGCACGCGCACCCGTTCCGGGTGGACGATCGGCGCGTCCTCGGGGCCGCGCCAGTGGTCCTCGATCCACAGCGGCCGGTGTACGCGGCGCTTGGGGTACCAGTGGTTGCGCCAGTGGCCGGTGACCGGCACGCGCACCGACAGGGTGCGGCCGCTGCCGGCCTCGCCGTCGACGGGCTCGACGTCCTGGCCGTGCCCGGCGCCGGGCACGGTCGTGTAGCGGCGCGGCCGCGCGTCGAGGATGCGGATGCCGCCGGTGGGGTAGCCAGCGCGCTCCAGCTGGCGGCGCAGGCCCCGCCGTACGGGCTCGGTGCGCTGGTAGATGAGCGGCTGCTGCATCAGCATCAGCGTGGTCAGCAGGTACTTGGCCCAGTGGCTGGTGTAGGCGGGGGTGTCGTGCTCGCGCAGCTGCTGCTCGAGCTCGCCCCGGTCGGCGTAGGCGATCGCCCATTCGTTGTCGGGCACCAGCCTGGCCAGGGTCGGCCGGATGAACTCGCGCACGGTGTCGTCGAGCATCGGGGCGAGCATGTCGCGGCGGTCGCGGTAGAACGAGACGAGCACGCCGCCGTTCTTCCAGCTGCCGGCGCGGTCGTACGGGCCCCACGTGCACGCGATGATCGGGATGTCCTCGTACGGCTGGTCACGTTTGTCCACCGCGAGGCGGTTGTCCACGATCAGCGCGGCCGCAGCCTCCGGGCGGCGCACGCTGATGAGGGGCGCCTCGAATACGATCAGCCCCGCCGGGTGCGGGAAGTCCTCGGCCGTCGGCGCGAACGCGGGCATGCTTGCCGCGGCGGCCTGAACGATCGCGGTCATCTCGGCCGTGACGAAGTACAGCTCGGCGTCGGCCAGGGCGCGCCGCTCGTGGGCACACAGCATCTCGGCGTAGGCGCGCATCACGCGGGGGTGCCCGTTGAACTCGGGATGGCCGAGCCGCGTGCCGGCGTCGGTCGACTGCCTGCTGTGGAACTCCAGCCCTCGGCCGTCGCGCAGCCACTCCATGAGGTCGCGGCGCAGCGCGGGCACGTCGGTCGGCTCGAACGTCTCAGCCACGGTCGTCCTCCCGGCGCAGACGCGCGTACGCCCATTTCACGCAGTAGGCGTGGCGGCCGATCACCAGTGCCATGCCGATCCACGCGGTGCCGCGTGCGGCCGGGCTGAACCCGTAGCGGTTGCGGGCCAGGCGCAGGCCCGGCTCGGCGACCTCGTAGCGGTAGAAGCGCGGCCAGTGGGGTTCGGCGTAGTGGCGCCAGGCCGTCTCATTCATGGTCGCCTCCGTGATCCGCGCGCAGTTCGCGCAGGTAGGCGAACAGGCCGTCGATGCGGTCCGGCGGCATCCCGCCGGCGGTGCGCAGCGCCTCGGCGACGAGCTGGTCACTTTCGGCCGCCTCGGCCGCGACCAGCCACGCCAGGCCCATCTGGCGGGCCTCGTCGGTGGACAAGACGCCTTTGAGATGGCCGCGCCGGATCAGGACCAGGCCGCGCTTGTCCTTCGTCGAGCCGACCGGCAGCAGCGACAGGGTTTCGTCGTAGCCCCAGGCGCGGCGGCCGGTCTGGGAGACGATGAGCTCGCCTGTGAACCGGCTCGCGGTGTTCGGGTCCAGGCCGAGCTTGACGGTGACGTGCACCATGACGTCGGCCCACGAGGCGACCGTGAACAGGTCGACGGCGGTGGCTCGCACGACGTCGACCGTCGCCGTCCAGTCCTGGCCGCGCCAGGAGATGAGGCAGTCCGTGGGCGCGTCCGGGTCGAGGCCGCCCACGATCTCGATGACGTCAGCGCCGGCGGGCGATGCGGCCCGCTCGCGGGTGTGCTTGCTGCGGTTCATCAGGTGGTCCTCTCGAGGTCGGCGGCGGCGATGAGCCCGGCCATGGGTCGGCGCACGCCCGCGATGGTGATGACGTGGGTGCCGTCGGCGCTGGCGTCGATGCCGACGCGGTGGCACGGCTCGTGGCAGATCAGCGCGTAGCTGCCGGGCTGGACGTCGGCGTGGGCGGTCTCGCCCGTGGCCGGGTCGAAGACGGTCACTCTGATCGGCTGCTCAGACACGGCGGCCGCCTCGCAGGTTGGCGATGCGGTCCAGCAGTTCCTGGCGGGCCACGTTGGCCCCCGTCGGGTAGCTGCCGTTCAGGAGGGTGCGGCCGATGCGGCCGCGCTCGCCGAGCTCGTCGGCGACGTCGCGCAGCAGCGCGTACACCTGATCGGCGTAGGCGATCTCTCCGGTGTGCACGACGCTGACGCCGGCGTCGGTGAGCTGAGCCATGATGTCGGCCGCGTGCTGGCCGTGCGGCGGCATCAGCGGGCCGCCGGCGGCCGCGCGCTCGCACATGGTGGCGTGCAGCGCCTCGGAGAGGATCTGGGCCGGGCTCACCGGGAACCGTCCTGGCGGTCGACGTGCGCCTCGTCGGGCACGAACTCGCCGCGGGCGACAGCACCGGCGGGTGCCTTGGCGGCGCAGATGCGCTGCCAGCCGACGCGGCGGTACCAGCGCCACCCGGTGCTGGTACCGCAGCCGTACGCGCACGGGACGCCGGGGGTGGGCGGCGGCGGCAGCGGGCGGTCCTGGCCGCCGGGCGGCCGGGGGATGTTCCAGTGGCGGCCGAGCTGCTCGGCGAGGGCCTGCTCGGTGCGGCCGCCCACGATGACGATCTGGATGTCCGGCAGCCCGATGTCGGCGAGGTTGACGCTGATCGGCTCGCCGGCCATGAGCCGGGTGACGTTCTCGCCGGACAGGCCGAACAGGGCCAGCGGACGCTGGCCGTCGCGGGCGATGCCGCGTGCTTTGATCATGGTCTTGTCCTTGGTAGGGGAGTCGGATACGGGTTCGGGCAGGGGGCGGCCGCGGCCGTCACGACGGCACCCGGGGGTCCTCGATCGCCAGCTGGCCGGGGATCTCGCCAGGCGGCCGGACGACGATGCGCTGCGGGACCGCCAGGCGGCGCGTCGCGCGCCGCCACTTCCGCCGGCACCCGCCGCCGCGGCGTCGCCCGTCGGCGCCGCGCGCCAACGAGTCCTTCGCCCACACGCGGCGGCCGCAGTCGTCGCACCGAGCGACCCACCGGCGGCGCCGCCGCGGCGGTGGCTCGTCGACGTCGCCGGCGGGCGTGGGCGGCGGGACCTGCCACAGCGCTGGCTGCGTCATGGCTTGTCCCGCTCGGCCAGGAGGCGGGCCTGCTCGACGCCGCGGGCATAGACGGCGCGCACCTCGTCGGGGTCAACCGGCTTGGTGCGCCGCTGGTGGGGCGGGATCAGCTCGGCCGGGCGGGCGTGCCCGTCGACCATGAGCCGGGCCAGGCCGACGAGCTGCTGCTGCCACGTCAGGCCGATCACGTCGGCGTCGACCAGCGCCGCCTGGATTTCCGCACGGTTCCAGTCGGGGCGTACGGCCACGCCCAGGGCGACGAGCTCGCCGCGCGCCTTCTGGACCGGCGCCGCGGGCTCGCTGTGGCGGGCGGCGCGGCGGCAGTCCGGGCACATCCTGGGATCGGCCAGGCCGTGCGTGCAGGCGGGCCGGGCGTTCACGCGGGCCTCCGGGCCAGGCGGGCGGCGTGAATGACGAGCGCGGCGATGGGTGTGCCGGGCGGGGCCTGGGCGCGGGCCGCCTCGAGGTAGCTGCTGCCGAGATCGGGCAGCGTCGCCAGGAAGTCCCGGGCGCTGTCGTACGGCTCGGCCGGCGTCTGGTCGATGGGCCCGGCCGGGGCCGTGCTCGCGCGGCTCGGCTCGGGCACCGCGAGCATCAGCGGCGGCTGGTGGTGGTTGGGCTGTCGATGATTTCCGGCCGAAGGCTCGCGGTGGACAAGGCGGGGCCCTTCCACATCCGTCCGTACGGCGGGGACGCCCGGAGTAGAGGGATTGTTTTTAGAGGGACTTTCTTTAGAGGGACTTAGGGTCCATCCGTCGATGGACCTTCCGCCCCTGATGCTCCATCCGTCGATGGACCTTCCGCCGTGAAGCTCCATCGGTTGATGGACCTTGGGGTCGCTGGAAGCAGGGTTATCCACAGGCTGCGCGACCGGGTTTTCCACAGGAAAGCTCCCTTCGTCGATGGACCTTTGCGGGTCGGGGAGAGCCACGGACGCCGGGAACTCAGGCAGCCGGAACTCCATGGAATGGCCGTTGCTGGCGAAGGTCGGCCGGCCTCGCTTGTCGGTGCCGGTGGGCACGCGGACCTCCAGGCCGTGCTTGGCGAGGCGGCCGAGGATGTTGCCGAGCGACTTGTCCGAGACGTCGAGCGCGCCCCTGATGCGCTCGAACAGGCTCTCGGTGTCGGGGCGGTGGCGCAGCATCCTGCGCGTCTGCTCGTGGGCCCGCTCGGCGATCACGAACAGCACGTTGCGTTCGGCTTGGGAGAGGCCGAGCTCGCGCGCCGCGGGCGTGCGCAGCCACTCGACGACCTCTCCGACCAACCTGCCGCTCATAGGTGTGGATCTCCGTTCTGCCTGGTCACTCCTCCCGGGGCGGGTTGGGTCTTCGCAGCCACTCCTCGGCGCGGCGCCGGACATCGGGGCCCGCTTTCCCCGCGCGCAGCCGGTGGACGGCGTCCTCGCCGACGTCGAGCTCGAGAGCGACCTGCCACCAGAAAAGGCCGAGCTGCCGTCGGCGGGTCTGCAACGCCCGGCTGAGCTCGTCGGGCTTCATGCGGGTCATCGCCCGCCGCCGGGGTGAACCGTCACGAACGGCGTGGCGGGCGTGCCCGTGCGGACGACGACCGGGCGCGGGGTGTCGGGGACGGAGGCGAGTGCGCCGAGTGCGGCAAGGGCCACGCCCGCGGCCGCGATGGTGCAGCCCCACGCCAGGCCCGGCGGGCATCCCACCAGGGCCTGGCGCAGGCTGCTGAGCCGCCGGGTCACGATCCCTGCCGCAGCGCCATGAGCTCGGCCTCTGCCTCGGCCAGCGCGGCCCGGGCGGCGACGAGGTCGCCCGTGTAGCCGTGGCCGTTGAGCGCGGCCGCCGCGGCCGCGGTGGCGCCGTCCAGGTCCCGGCCGTGCCGTACGGCGGCGAGCAGCCGAGCCAGCGCATCCCCCATCCGGTCGCGGGCGAGCAGCAGCTCGCGCTCGCGCGCCAGGCGGCTGACGAGGTCGGCCTCGCGCTGCTGCTGCAGCTGCTCGCGGGCTGCCTGGCGGGTCAGGTAAACGCCCACCGCGTAGGCGGCCACGAAGAGCACGATGGTCAGCAGCGGGTGCATCTACTCACCCCCCGGACGCTCGTCGCCCGGCTGGCCCGGGGCCTGCCGCAGCAGACGGATCGGGCCGGTGTCGGCGAACTCGTGCAGGGTCTGCCAGCGCTCTTGGGTGCCGTCGGCGGCCGTCATCCACACCTCGCCGCCCCTGGCGAGCTGGGCGAACCACTCACCTCCGAGGGCGTCGGCCCAGAGCTGGCCAGGATGCGGGGCGCCGTCGGCGGGCGTGACGAAGGTGACGTCGACCGGCAGGGCCGGGTCGGCCAGAGGCAGGCTGTGGCCGTCGGCCAGCTGCAGGACGGGGCCGTCGTCGGTGATCTTGACCTCGCCGGTCACACACAGCCGGACTTCCTCGCCGTCCTGGTACTTCCTGTAGGTCCGATCAGTCATGGCTTCTCGTGTCTCGTGTGGTCGGCCGGGAGAACGGGCAGGCGGGGCCGCCGCCGGCGACGTCGGCGACGGGGGAACGGGTAGCGCAGGTGCCAGCCGCCGCACCGGCAGCGGCGCGGCTGCGCGCCGCCGCGGGTGGTGTCGGCTCGCGCCTGCCTCGGGTGGGCGTAGCGCGTCAGCTCGGGGGTGGGGCAGCGGATGATGTCCCGCCATTCCTCATCCGGCCACAGCCACTCGGCCAGGCGGTCGAGCTGGACGTCGAGGAGGTCGAGAGGCGGGCTGTACCCGTCCGGGTACGCGCCGTCGGGCAGCTCTACCGGGCGCTCGAGGGCGCGTTCGGCTTCCAGCGGCGTCCGGCGTCCGCCGAGGTGGGCCAGGAGGGTGGCCAGCCATCGGCGGTGGGTCATGACACTGAGGCGATCTGCGAGAGAGTGATGGCCTCACGCCACGGCACCGGCTCGCCCTTGCCGTTGTAGCGGGGCCAGTCCCACGTGACGTAGACGACCAGCCCGCCCGGCAGTTCGCCCACACCGTCGACGCGGCCCTCGCCGCGGACCTCGTGAGAGATGCGGGTGTCCGGCGGTATGCGGCGCCGCAGCCAGGCGAGGTCAGGGTGCAT